AGACGGCATACGATATCGGTCTCGGCATTCCTGCTGAACCGCTCTTCCGATCTGTATTCCTACTTTAGAGGTAATAGAAAAACAATACATAAACGCCCTAGGAGCCGATTATTTAAAATCTTCCATAAGCCCAATTCAAATAGATAGTGATAATATGGAATGGTGGGCCTGTATCCAAAAAGGAGGAGAACGTTCTTTAGAAAAGGTATTTACATATGATAATAGTAAGGATTGGGTACAACTTGATAAAGGATTAATTGTACCATTTATAACCCAGTATTATGGACAAGGAATCACTTTGGGTTATGATGCTACTCTTTCTGATAGAAAACTTACTTTTGATAATTAGAGGCATCTGTTAAAATATGGTTATGATAGTAAATGGAATTATGTATCAACACTACTAAGTGGTACTACGGCTAATAGACCTAGTGCAGATTTAAATATGCCTGTAGGATTACAATACTTTGATACTACTATTAGCAAACCTATATATTGGACTGGAACTGGATGGGTAGATTCAACAGGAGTAACGGTTTAACATAAATAATATGAGCGAAACACAAAACTTAAAGATAGAAGCTATGAACATAGCAGCAGGATTAATTAGACAATATAAGTTAAAGGATAGTTTAGTTACCCTGTCTAAACAAATTTATAAATTCTTATTGGAGGATAAAGAAAATGTATGCACTGAATGAAATTATACAGCCTATTCTTGAAGGCATGACTGGTCAAGAAGCAGCTGACGTTATCCAATCTAATTTAGAATTACTTGATGGTACCAAGGCTCCTATATCTACAGTAGAAGATATAAAAGGTTTATAGGCTGAACAAGTTGAGTTGTCTAATAAGATTGAAGAAGTAAAAGAAACTATTCCTACAGTTGAAGTAGGTACAGTAACTCCAGTCAAAGGTATTCATCCTGATATTAACAATGTAGGTACAGACAGATAGATAGTATTAGACTTCGTCTTACCTGACACTAACACAGTTAATGCTGGAGTTACTACTACTTTACCTTATACTCAACAAGCTAAGGTAACTAATGTAGGTACTTCTTATGATGCTGTATTTAACTTTGAGATCCCTTCTGGTTTACCGGGTTCTAAAGGAGAGAAGGGAGATGGTTATCAATTAACTGGTTGGGTTAATGATGTAGCTTCTCTTCCATCTACAGCTACTATAGGTACAGCTTATGCAGTAGGTACCGCTACTCCATATAACTTATATGTATGGAAAGACAGTACTTCTAAGTGGGTTAATGTAGGTTCTATTACAGAAGTTAAATCTGGTATATTTGATGGTGGTAGAGCAGATAGTAAATATGGAGGTACAAGAACAATAGACTGCGGTGGTGCAGATGCGTTTGTAATTTAAAATTAAAATTGTTTTATGGAAAGAATACAATTAAGAAGGGATGTGTCTACTAAATGGGCAGAGATTAATCCTATATTAATGGAAGGTGAAGTTGGTTTCGAGATCGACACTAAGCTTAGAAAGATTGGAGACGGAGTAACTGCATGGAACAGCCTTGATTACTTAGCTGCAGAAAACATCACTCAAGAACTTGGTAGTAATGAAAATGCTGTATTGAGTCAAAAGACAGTAACTAATGTAATAGATATTAATATATCAGGATATACTTCGGATAGTAATGACTATACTCTTGAAACAGCTATTGAAATATTAAAGAACGGAAACATAAATGTAAGTGTAGGTAATTCTATTAGATTTATTACGCAGTCTGGTAAATTAGAAAGTTATACATATGGCGGTGGAGGAATCCAAAATGTATCATCTTGGTACAGAAATCTAGTAGAGACGGTAGAAGAGATTAATGAATTACCACCTTTAGAAGAAGGAGGTATCTATACACAAACAGGTAATGATGATGACTCTTTGATAGGTACTAGAGTAAGATCTGGTCGTATAAGTTCTCCATTGATTAAGAGTATTAAATGTCTCCCTAATTCTAATATAGAATGTAGAATTTTCAGTGTAACTGATAATAATACTGTACTTTGGTATGATGATTATAGTACTGAAAAAAGTGGTAGAGAGATTGCTCAAGAGTTTAGATTATCTTTCAGAAAGAAAGACAATTCAAATATAACTGTTGCAGATGTAACTCCAAATGTAGAAATTATTTATTGTACTAGTAAGTATAATGATAAAGATACTCAGGCTAAGATAGATTAGGAATTCTAATTATAATTATATAGACGCTAATATGGCAGTAACTTCCGACGGATTAACTTGGAAGGACGGTTATGTATTAGCAGATGGTATTCATCCATCAGAACAAGGACACAAGGCTATATTTGATAGGATTTCTATAGATTGTCCCTTCTTACTTAATACGTAATTCTATGAACCCATATTTACTACACTTAACAGATAGGGAACTTCTAGAATAGATTTACGTTCTACTCCTTAAAGTGTATTCCAAGATAGATTCTATAGATGATGATCATAGAACATTTGGGATAAATGTTGCTGCAGATCTATTTAGTAATGCACTTTAGGATAGAGCAGAAACTAATAATGGAACATTAAAAGGATAATTATGGAACTAGTATTAAAGAGAATATTTAAAGGAGATAAGTATACGATAGGCAGATTGTATTGGAAACCACCTTACATAGATTATGGTGAACACGAAGAAGTTTTGAAGGATCAATACAATGATGATATAGAAAAAGAGTATATATGTGATACTTTAGAAGATACAGATAGAGGTCTTACTAAAGATATGACCTTAGATGAAATAAAGAGTATTAAACAAAAAGGTATTACAGCTATACCATCTGGTAAGTATGCTATTACTTTAGATGTACAATCTCCAAAGTTCAAGAACTATAAACAATATGCGTTCTGTGATGGTTATCTTCCAAGATTAACAGGAGTTCCTGGTTTTGATGGTATACTTATTCATATAGGTAATAAGCCAGAAGATACTGACGGGTGTTTGCTCGTTGGTAAAAATAAAGTAAAAGGTCAAGTAGTAGAGAGTACAGATACGTTTAAGAAACTATATGCTATGCTCAAAACTGCAAATGACAATCACGAACATATAATGATTACTATAGAATGAAAGTATACATTGCAATAGAAGTATTATGAAAACAGTATTATATAGACCTGTATTTATTAACCCTTAGGCTTACTATGTGTTTCCATAGTTATACGATATAGAACCCAGGAGAAATAATATATACAAAGAACAAGCTATATTTGCAGGTAGAATTGAGGTCTATGACGTAAACTCTCCAGATAACGTTGAACATTTTGAAAACACTAGAGAGATAGATCTCAACTCATTTGCAAATAAACATATTAGAATAGACCAATACACTGATCTAGGTGCAGTAGTATTAGGAGAATGGAATTTACCTAGTAAAATAGCAAATTGATTATGACAAAACAAGAGAACCCAAATTTTAAAGCATCTAGATTTGCTCCTAATCCGCAAGAAGTAGCATACTGGATTGACTTAACAGCTGATCCTAATGGTGGTGTAATTAAAACCTACGATGGTACAGAATGGTATCCTATAAATCAGAGTGAAGTAAATATCCCTGTAGTTAGTGAAGATGCAAACGGACTAATGAGTTCAGATATGCTTGTAAAATTAAACGGTATTGAAGATAATGCTAATGATTATATTCTTCCAGCTGCTACTACAGAAGCTATAGGAGGAATAAAGAAAGCAGGAAAAGTAGACAACCTAGCAACTGATGCTGAACTTTCTGCAGTAATCAGTAAAGTTAATACTTTGCTTTCAAATCTAAGATCTATTGGAGTATTAACTCTCTAACAAAAAGAGCTATTAGTCGCTACTATGTGTTAATTCTAATAGGTAACATAATAGAGAGGTATACGTTTTATTATGTATAATCTCGAACAATTTTACAGAGCCTTAGCAGATTTTACTCCCCTTTAATCGCTAGGGCTTTTTGATTTTCACTAATCTTATCCTACTATTTATGAATCCATTTTTATTTAGGAGAGCCCATTATGTCAATACCCAAGAACATGTTCAGTAGCGTAGAGAAGTTTACGACCAGCGTGTTGGCTGGTTTAGCCTCATTCTATGCCCCTGTGTATGTGCCAATAACAGCAATTGCTGTATTGATGATTGTTGACGCTATCTATGGATATAAAGTGTCCAAGAAGTACGGGTAGACAAAAGTTGAGTCTCATAAAGCTTGGAAAACAATATATAAGATTAGAGACGCAGTCATTGCAATTTGTGGTGCATTCACAATTGATCAATTAATTATAACTTCTATAGATCTACATGCTATCGAATTCATTGCGGGAGCTATTGCTCTGGTTGAATTCTGGTCATTGTTAGAATCTTTGTGTGAGCTACATCCAAAATGGAAAGTATGGAGTGTACTTAAGAAAGTTATAAAAGCTAAAGGAGAGAAATACTTAGATGTCAAACTTGATGAAGAATTACCAGATGATCACAGTACTATTAAAGGTAGTTAATTGGTTTGCAAAATATTATAAGATAGTCGCAGTAGGTTTAGTTAGTTTACTTATTGCGACTATTTTTATTTAGAACCATAAGCTACAGAAGTTGAATAAAGAGATAGACAGAGTAACTAACAATCTCAGAAGTTACGAAGAGAGTGCTTCTGATTTAACTAAAAGAAATAGAGTCTTACAGCTTACTATAGATGAACTCAATACTAGTCAAGATAGTTTAATACAGTAGGTTAATGAGACTAAGAAGAAATTAAAAATCAAAGACAAGAACCTAACTAATGTCAGTGTAATCAATACCGAGATTAAAGATTCAGTTAAGACTGTAATCAAACATAAATTAGTGGACTTCAAAGAAGAACTTAAGCTAAATGAATTAACAACTATCATAGTTAGTAGGAAGGATTCAATCCTTAAAGCCAAGTTAGATATCACAAACTAGCAGATTATATTCGTTGAAAACAAACGAGAATATAGAAATAAGTATAAGAATGGCTGGGTTAGGTTCTGGCACTTTGATTTCAAGAAAATAACTACCAGACAATATCATATAGAAAATTCAAATCCTTTAATAAAGGTAACAGATACTAGAGTAATCGAAGTATCTAAATAATCAATATATTCAAATTATATTAATCAATAATAATATGCATAGAATATTTCGTGTAAAAGCTTATGAACAAGAGCATGGACCTCATTTCGACGAAGTGATGGCACACAAAGCTGTGAGTAAGATGGAGAACGAGGATGGTTCACGTGGACCGCATTGGTCTATTGAAGAAACTACTGCATTAGCTAGTCAGCACGGAATCAGTCTTAGTAACAGATTCAATCGTTATGATTGGTATGTAGCACTGAACATGATCTATTCTGATTTTTATAAAGTAATAGTAAGTATCTCAAATTCAAATAATGTCAGACATTTTATAGAGTTCGCAAAAGCGTGGCTTGCAGATAAAGACATAGATGAAGGCAAGATGTGGTACTACTATGTGTACGTAATGTGCGATAAGATCAGAAAAGCTGAAATGGAATGCTACGAAGAAGAAGTAGGTCGTAAACGTTTTGATGAAGAAGAAGACGAAGACGATGAATTCAGCAAGTACCATATTGGTGCGTATCGTAGAGGTGGAAGAGGCCGTGGAATGAGAAGTTCTATGGGCAGACGTCATGAATACGAAATGGACGAATATGAAAGAGAACGTGAACGGGAACGTGAGCGTGAAGAGTATGAACCGTACTCTGAATATGGACGTAAGAGATCAACTCGTTACATCAGATATTAATCAAAAACAATTTTTTTAAATTAAATCAATTATGTTAGAAGATAGAATTATAGTGCAGGATCGTGGTGGCATTGATGCTGGTCTTGCTGCTTTAATGCAAAATGCTAATAAAGGTAATATGGATCCCGCAGCTCTCATGGCTATGATGAACAACAATGGCATGGGCGGAAACGGTGGATGGTGGATTTGGATAATCTTGCTGTTCTTCGTATGGGGAGGTTTTGGTGGAAATGGTTTTGGCCGTAACAGCAATGAAGCTGGACGCCTTGCTTCTGAGCTTAATACCGATGCTAATACTAATTTACTAATGCAAGCAATTAATGGTAACAAGGATGCAATTGGCAGTTTGTCCAATACTTTGAACTGCGATATCAATGCTGTTAATACTGCATTGAATCAAATCAATGCTGGTGTAAGCCAGATTTCTTGTGATACAAAATTGTCTAGTTGTCAAGTAATTAACGCTATCCAGTCTGGTAATGCAGGTCTTGCTTCTCAGTTGGCTTCTTGCTGCTGCGATGTACGTACTGCAATACAGCAATAGGGTTATGAGAACCAGTTGGCTATTGTAAATCAGACTAATACTCTGACTAGCAATGCTAATACTCAGTTCAACATCCTTGGTGCTAAAATAGACGCACAAACATAGATTATTAACGACAAGTTCTGTCAACTTGAAATGCGTGAAATGCAGAACAAGATTGACACACTGCGTGCCGATAAAGCTTCCTTGGAAGCAGCTGCTTTGACTCAAGCTCAGACAGCTAACCTGATTAACCAGTTGCGTCCTTGTCCTGTTCCTGCTTACTTAACATGTAGCCCGTACGCTGCTGCTTACGGTTATCCTACTGGATACTCTGACGGTTGCGGTTGCGGCTGCTAAGAAAGGAGGTAACTATGTTTCCAATTTTTAGAGATTCAAGAGTTAGGAGACTGGATACTGGTGGTATATTCTCTATGAGAACACTGTCTGTAACAACAGACTCTACAAATGAGGAGGTAACATATAACCTATGTCCTCGTCAGTTTAGAAGTTTACCATCAGAAGGTATAATCCTTTTAAACATTATTCATTCCCCTGCTGCTGGTTCTGATGCGTATACAGTTGCGTTGGCTACAACGTCTACTGGTACTAATACAACTACTACCAGCACATCAAGAGTGGCTTTGGTCAATGGCTCAGGAGCTCAAATGATTTCAGAAGAAATATCTCAAGGTAATAGATACTTTATCTATTATAACAAATGTGATGGGATATTCCAGACTGTAAATCATATTGTACCTCCGACGGCTACGCCATCAGAGTCTTAAAACTAAGGGCTCTTCGGAGCCCTTTTTTATTAATCTTATACTTATACTTATTATGTTATTTAATCAATTAACCACTGGAGACAACGTATATATCGTGGAAGTTGTTGGAACTTTTAAGAAGACTACTGAATATAATATTGGTTCTGTAGTTTCTGTATCTAAAGTTTATGATGAACCTCTACCATAGGGTTAGTTCCCAATGCCTAATCAACCAAGAAAAAGAGTAGTTGACATTACTATTCAATGCAACGGAGAACAGAAGAAGTTCACAATTCCAGAGGACAGATCCATTATTACTGATAATAATATTGGATTAACAATATCCACAGATAAACAAGATATCATAAACATTCTGAGGAATCAATATGATACTTATAAAGCTAGAAAAGAATCTATAGCTAAGTGTGATGAGGAGATGAGTAAGTGTCAAATACTGTTAGACAAACTTACCGCCTACTAGGAATAGCCTAAGGAGGATCCTAAGATAAAAGAATTATAGAATGAAGTTAATGAACTAAAGAATATAATTAAACAAGCTAGTTAGATGGTACCATAGCCTATGAAGAGTATGCTACCAGAGAACATGTAGAATGTAATGAATGAGGTTGATCAATAAGATCAACCTTTTTTGTTTTAAGCTTGCGTAAGAAGCGCTATTACTTATAATTAGGTATTGTATACCCTTAAACAGAAAGAGCCTCACGAGGGCTCTAAATGCGTTTTATAAGGATAACGTTATAATTTATTAAGAAATATGTCATTAAATGAGCTCATTGATAACATTCTACTGATTGCCCGTAATAGTAATATTACAGAGTCAGAGCACTTAAGTAGAATACAAATAGAGAAATGGATCATAGCTTATAGAGCTATGTTGATTAAGTAGGACGTAGATAAAGGTAGGGATATAAATCCGTTGTACCTTACTACTATTGAGCCTATTCATATTGATGTGATAGAGAAGGTACCTGGTAAGAATATATATGTAGGAGATAGAGATCTCCCTAAGTTGATTGACTTCAACTATAGACCAGGAGTAATTAATGTGAGAGACATGTATGGAAACATTATACAAGTTGGAAGTTATACCAAACAAAAATACTAGAAGTACAGGAAAGCAACATGTAAAGATTACATAGCTTGGGTCAAAGGTAACAAGATATACTTGGAAGGGGATGAAAACGAACTTGAGTATATTAGTATAGATGTTATAGCAGAAGATCCTACGGAACTCGTGGATTGTTTTGATCCTAATGCCGATTTTCCTATTCCCGGGGCAATGATTCCTACTATCACATAGATGATATTAGAGAGAGAACTAAGAACATTAGTACAGATGCCTAGTGACACTACTAATGATTCTAAAGATAATACACAGAATATATATAGTAGATGAGTGAGAGATTAATATATAACAGAAAATGTTATACTATTGCAGATTATTACATAAGTTACAAAGAATATACTGAGCCTAATACTTAGTATGATGTAAATCTAAAGACCTTTAAAGGTATAGTAACAGATTACTTTAAGCATATTAGAGATTCAATTATGCTTGACTGTAAGGAGTTCAAGCTTCCATGTAGGTTAGGTACTCTATAGATTATCAAACATCAGCCTAAAGAATACACAGGTAAAAGTCTTAGGTGGGATTGGAAAGCAACTAGAGAAACAGGAAAACCAGTATACTTACTTAATGAACACAGTGGTATGTATAAGTATAGATTCTACTGGTCTAAAAAGAATTGTTTGCTTACTAATAAAGGTAAGTATTAGTTTGTAGCTTCAAGATAGAATAAGAGAGATCTAGCATAGATAATATTTAATAAAGTAAAAGATTATCCAGAAATATGATGAATTCAAAATTAATATCATCAGGTACTATTATTGCTAAAGTCATAGCCGATCTAGATCTCAAGGAGGATCAAATAAGGATTACTGATATAAGGGAGTGGATACAGGAAGCCGTATTAAAGATTGGAGCTATACAATAGTATGAACACAAAGTAGAAGTAATACCAGTAATAGGTCACCAAGCTCAGTTACCTTGTGATTTGTATCAATTAGGTTAGGTAGCTTACTCTTCATAGAAGAATAATGGTTGGCTACCTATGCGTAAATGTACTTCTAGCTTCGGTGTGTTCCACGATTGTAGGGCTAAGCAGTGTTTAGATGATAGTTGTCTGAGTGATGAGAAATGTTGTTTTGATGATAAGATGCTTATACCAGATATGGGTATTATTCCATTAGTTAAGAATCTTTTCAATTATACAGACGATAGATAGGCATTAGACAAATTAAACGAAGATCCTAATATCAGATAGACCTTAGGAGTATTAGTAAACCAATTTACTGTACCTACTAACAATGGTAGATATATTGGTAATTACTCTTCCGGTCATTCAGATACTACTATGTACAGCTGTGATCTATAGTATATGACTAAACCTGGTTACATTATGTTAAATGTACCAAAAGGTTTTGTTAAAGTATCATATTATGCTAACTATAGCGATATGGATGGTATGCCTATGATACCAGATCTAGAATCATATAAAGAGGCTATCTATTGGTATGTAGTAATGAAACTGATGTATCCTAAGAAACTAAAGGGAGAAATCAGTCAAGGAGATTATTATGATATACGTAACTCATATAACTTCTATCGTAAGCAAGCTTACGCTGAAGCTATGATGCCTAATACTTCAGATGAAATGGAAACCATTAAGAATACTTGGACTAAACTCTATCCAGAGTTTGACGATCATTCTACTTTCTTTTCTACTACTGGAGATGAACAGATAATATATAATTAGAACTTATGATGTCAAATATATTTTAGACGAATAGTTTTGCAGGTGGAATGAACATGGATACCGATATCATGCTTCTACCTAACACTCAGTATAGATATGCTGAGAATGTTCGCATCATTACTAATGATGATGGCAATACTGGTATGCTTTAGAACATATAGGATACACTGAAAGTAGAAGGAGATATATTTGAAAGAGAAGGAGAAAAAGTTCTTGCTGTAGTCACAGTAGATAAGTATATTATTGCTCTGACTTCATTTCCATTTGAGGGTAAGACTATTAATAGTATATATAGAATATCCAATTATAATAATCCTCCGCTTACTAGTGTAACAGTTGTATCTGGAGAATTAGGTTATACAGAAAGTAGCAGTATAAAGCTAGTAGCAAACTATGAATCTGATACTAATATTAAACTGTATATTGCAGACGGAGAGCATTACATTAGAGTAATATCCTTAATGGATAATAGATATGTATATGAACCCGGAGTAGATAATCCTCTGTTAGATATTAATGGTTTTATTACAAAGCCTGATTTCTTAGATATGATTACTAACTCTACCCTAACACCTCCTACTTTAAACAAATTAGGTACAGGTAATCTAAAGACCGGTATGGTTCAGTATGCTTATCAGTTATTCAATGCTAGAGGTAATGAAAGTTTAATATCTCCTATCTCAGGTCTTGTTCATCTTACTACTAGTGATGGATCAGAAAGTTTAAATGACTATAAAGGTAGTGAAAAGAATATTAATTCTAATAAATCTGTTATTATAAATATACCTCTATCATATGAAGATGATCTTCATTACGGTTACTTATATGACTATATTAGAGTATATAGAATATTCTATAAAGATAGAACAGAACTTCCTACTATTGAGATAACTGGTGAAGTAAAGATACCAACTAATGTAGATGAAATAACCTATGAAGATAATGGTAATTCTACTCTTAGTACTATTACTTTAGAAGAGTTCAATAACATTACCAATGTAGCATTTATACCAGCTACTATAGAGAAAAAGGATAATAGATTATTCGCAGCCAATACGGTAACAGATACTTGGAATCCTACTTATGATGCTAGAGCTTATAGAACTAATAAAGATGGTAAGCTAATACTTAGAGACAGTATATCTTCTAGGAATATATCTCAAGTATTACCTACTGATGAAGCTGAGTTAAAAGCTTTTTATGAAAGTATACCAGAGGATCATGATTGTATAAATCCTTATAATACCGTCAAAGGTCAACCATCTGATGAAGAGAATTGTTAGTATAGTAATATATGGATTAATCCTGATTAGCATTGGAGAGGTAAATATCTAGGTGGTTCCGGATTAAACATTAGCTATAGATTCGTCTATACTATGCTTAATCTAGATAAAATGGGATCTATATATTCTAATGTGGTTAATGGAGATTAGACTAAAATAGATATTCCTTCTTTTACTAGTAGTGATCAGTATAGAATGTATTTTAATTGGTTAGACGATGATACTCCTATGGGAATTGAAGATATAAACAGTGTCTATCAATTAAACTTTGCAGATCCTAATATAGATTCAAGATATAAAGGATACTAGAGAGACGAGATATATAGATTTGGTATAGTACTCTACAATAGTAAAAATGTAGCTTCTCCAGTACACTGGATTGGTGATATACGTATGCCTCATGCTAAAGATTATCCTGCTTTCTTTGCTGGAGAATATCTATTCGGTAGAACCTTAGGTGTATACTTTGATGTGTAGAACTTACCAGAAGACGTAGTATCTTACGAAATAGTAAGATGTGAAAGGACAGCTAGTGATAGAACAGTAGTAATGCAATCTGTATTATCTCAGATTACTTCATATCCTTATAAGTATCTAGATGCTGGTGATCAATTAGCTACTGATCAAGACTGTAGACCTTGTATACCTTTAAGATACAGATTTAGCGCTAGTACATTCGGATCATTATATGAAGTCGTAAGTCCTGGATTATCAAAATATGAAAGTGGTTAGATGCTATCTACTTTAGTAAGAAAGAATTACGGAGCACTTATAAGTCCAGAGTTAGATATTAATGGCGATTCTATGTTAAGCTATATGAAGAGTTGCTATCTAGATCACTTATACATCTTACATTCAGAGAAGAAAATAGATACAGCTGATTACTCTACATCTAGTAATACATTCCATCCTAAATATGGAGTATTCTTAGCTACAGCTGATACAGTATAGACATACACTAATAATAGATATCCTTAGTACGTATTATCTGGTTCAGCTTATAATATAGACAGTGAAGTAGGAGATCCAAAGTTAATGTTACAACACACCGGCCTTGGTGATTTTATTCCTAATCTTATAGCTAAGAGATATATACCATATCATAGTGGAGACTATGTGTATGACGATAAAGGTGAAATAGTAGGATACAAAAGACTTACAGTTGATATAGAAGATAATGCTATATTTCCTTAGATACTCGAATAGAATGCTATCACTAATAAAGGAGCATACTATCAATCTATAGGAGATATCTCTTACTTAAATCTAGCTCACGTTAGAAATGATGAAGAACAGTACAGTGATACTATTAGTAAAGCTTGTTACTTTGGTAAGTGTGCTATTGTTCAAGGTAAGAATGATTTTACTGATACATTTAATAGTGTACTTACTCCTAATACAGAGTACATGCTTGCTAATAATATAATAAAAGGCAATTTATATGGTACAGGAAGTTATGGAGGATTGTGGGATATCCCTGTAGTAAATATCAAAAGAGATATAATACCTTACAATGGCAATACATATGTTGCTAGAACTAACTCTACTTATGTAAGTACTGGGTATTTTAAAATAGTGGGAGATACTAGCAGTCCTTGGGTATTTGGTGGTGATACATATCTGGGAATATTAGATCATAGAACTGGTAGTATTTGGCCCAATCCAGAAATTGGTGGTGGAGATCCAGATAACACACAAATGAGTATGACAGACTTCATTCCGTTTGAAACTAGTATCAATCTAAATTTACAGTATGGTGATACTACTAGTAGAAGCTGTGAAGGAGATCGTACTTATACTGATGTTTACTTATCTACTACTATTACTGGTGGTACTCTTGGTAACTATCATATACAGAGTAAACCTTATTATGCATATAATGATGCCTACTCTGCATAGAGTAATGCTAAGTACTTTGTACCATTTGGAATGTATTCTAAAGATTCTACTATAAATAATAATAGAATACTTTATTCAGAGTTAAAGACTAATGATGAAATATCAGATAGTTTCTCATAGTTTAAAGTAGCTAACTACTTAGATGTAGATAGTTAGTATGGTAGTGTTACTAATCTGAAGAGTTTTAATAATTCACTATACTTCTGGCAAGACTCTTCTTTAGGTATTGCTGCAGTAAATGAAAGATCTTTGATACAAGATAATAATGTAGGTGGTCTTACTCTTGGTACTGGTGATGTACTTTCTAGGTATGACTATGTTACTACAGGTAATGGTTCATCTATAGTAAATGACCCTAGTATCATAGACTCTGGTTCTGCTCTATACTGGTTTGATAAGGATAAGAATGAGATTTGTCAGTTAGCCAATGGTGTCAATAAGATATCTAAAGAGAATACAGTACAAAGCTGGTTAAATCTTACTCCTCGTTCAGTACACGATGCATTGTATGATAATAAGTTTAATGAGCTATAGTTCTGTTTTGACGATGTAGTACTGGTATATAATGAGAGGACGAGAGGCTTTACATCTTTCTATACTTTTGTACCAGACAAGCACGCTTCATTCTCTGATAAGTTATTGTATATTAAGGATAAGATCTTTAAAGAGAATGCCGACTTCCAAGATAGTACTATGACTTGTAAGATTAAGTATGTTGTAAATGATAACCCAAATATAACAAAAACATTTGATAACGTTTACTTTGGTGGATACTTTACTAATATAGATGAAATGCTTACTGATATAAACTTTGAAACTAAGCATTAGAGAGGTTAGGCATTAGAAGACGATTATACAGGTACTTATGCTATTGACTATAGAGAAGATACTTATCGTTTTGCTATTGGTAGAGAAGAGAACGCCACAGATCCTTACTCATATCCAGGAAGACTTAGAGGTAAGTATTTAATATGTGAATTCATTATAGACTGTAATGACTAGAAAGAGTTTAATTTGCTAAATGTCAATACGACTTACAGACAATCATTAGTATAATATGAAAAGAAAAATAAATAAAAAGAAATATGCTATTGGTGGAATAGTATAGGGAGGAGCTAACTTATTATCAACAGGAATAAACAGTACAGTTGGTGGGTCAACTGCTACTACAGAAGCAGAAGCTAAATCACAAACTGCTGGTAACATGCTTAGTGGAGCTGCATCTGGAGCATCTATTGGTATGGCTGCAGGACCTATTGGTGCAGCTGTAGGAGCTGTAGTAGGAGCTATACCTGGTATAATAGGTAAGAAAGGTAAAGTAACTCCTAACGGCTTCTTTGAAGATCCATCAGTAACTTATAGTACTGGTTTATTCCGTAGTAACAAAGGAATTAAACGTGCCTATAATGCAGCTAAGCAACGTGTAGCTGGTAATAGAATAGCTAATACACAAGGATAGGATCTGGCTTAGGAATTTGATGAAACCTATGATACTGACGTAATGACATTAGCACAAGGTGGTTACTCTCCAAGTCTAGCTTACGTAGATGATGGAGAATTAATTCAAACTCCAGATGGTCAAGTAAACAAAGTACCAGAGAAAGGACAACCTACTGATAGTAACTTAGTAAGCTTACCAGAAGGTAGTAAGATACTGAGTGATAAAGTTAAGTATCCTGGTACAAAGAAAACATTTGCACAAGTAGGTGAAGAAATGATGACAAAAAAGAAAAGTAAAAACAAAGATAGATTCGCAAAGAATTCAGCTAAATTAAATGAAATGAATAATAAACTTATTCATGATTAGCTGTTTGAGATGCAGGAAGGTCTTAAGAAGAATAAGGATTTTGAAGCTACTCACTTTGCTAAAGGTGGTACTAAATTGGGTTATAAGAATTATAATGGAATATAGAATAGAGATACAGCAATGTTACCATTGGATGCTAGTATCGAATCTATAGACAGACTTGTTGATACTACTGGTAGAACTATAAATCCTAATTTTATATATAACACTACTAGTAAAGTTGCAAGTAAAGCTCCAGCTCCTACTTTGACTGGAGTAGATGTAGATCCAGGATCTATAGTGAGTACTCTTAGAAGTACAAATAGTCCTGCTTAGACAACTTCTACTCCTGGTGGTTTTAACGCTAGTGGTATACTTGGTAATGTAACTTCTGCAATTGGTTCATTAGCTCCTATTATATCTAATCTTGCTACAGGAGATGCAGAAACTGTAAATACTAATTATAATCCTTATGCTGGAACTATTGCTAGTACTATGCGTAGACGTAGATTTAACATTACTCCTGCGATAGAGGATCTTAATAGAAGTAGAGCAATAAGTAATTATAATGCTGGTAGAATTAATCCTAATACTGGAACTAATATTGCATTCAGATTACAATCTGCATTAGGACAAAATAGAGCTATTGCTGATTTGCGTGCACAAGAGAGTAATGTTAATAATCAGTATGCTGGTGAGTACGCAGAAACATTGAATAACTTAGGACAGCAATATGTAGGTGCTATTAACTTATCTTCTGATCTTAATGCTCAGAATAGAGCTTCGGTTAGAAATATTCGTAGAGCTGGTCTTAGTCAGTTAAGTCAGTGGGCTCAAAATAGAGAACTTATGCGTAATCAGAGAACTAGAGATGATGCTATGTTAGCTGCGTATAAACCATTTTTACAAGCTGGTTATACTCAAGCTGACATGACTAATTTACTTAAGTATCTTAGAGCGGGAGGTAATAATGGCTAATAGATATGATAGGGCTGCGGAAGCCCCTATACTAAATACTTATGTACCTATTAACTTTGATTAGTTATATAGAGTAGGCGCAGCTCAGAGAGAAGCAGTAGATAAGGCAGCTTAGGATTTATCTACAAATGTGTAGAAGTTTGGTGAGTTCTATTCACCATCTGCTATAGATACTCAGAGATTTTATGATGCCTCTATTGGTCAAGTGAAAGATCTTATAACAGAAGCTGCTAGTAATCCAGATGCTTTAAAGGATGCTAACTTTAGGTCTAGATTGAATTCACGTATAGCTAATCTTGATTACTCTACTCTAAGTAATCTTAGACAAAGTAGAGAAGGAATGTTAGCTAGACAGAAGGCTAATCAAGAATTAATGATGAAAGGAATGTACAATCCTTTGTGGCATGATGTAGATTTTACCAATTACGATACATCTGCTGCTGGTACATTTAACGATGTAGCTCCATTAGCTTATAAGTCAGAGGTAGACTTAGTTAAACCTTATGTTGACAATCTCAAATCCGAATTTATCGGAATGCAAAACGGCTGGATTAGAACTGGAGTATCTACTGAGAGAACTGATGCAGAGTTAATGCAAGGTCTTTCAAGTATACAAAATACTCCTGAATATGCTAAACATCTTGAGGTATTACAACGTCAAGGTATGAGTCCAGAACAAGCAGAACAATATCTTAATCAGAGACTTATTACAGCTGGTAGAGAATTTGCTTATGAGAATAGAGAAAGAGATCCTTGGTACATTAAGAGTATGGAATTGCAAGCTAGATATGGTGGTAGAGACCAAGCTAGTTTAAATAATCTTACTACTCTCGTACATAGAGACGCTAGAAGGAAAATACTTGAAAACTTTAGTGGACTTAATCCTACACAGATTGATAAGGTATTGTCTGGAGATTTAACAGGAGTAGATGGAGAAACTCTTAAGATAGTAAATAACAATCTGGACTCCAACAATATTAGGAGGCTTCTTAGTAACAGCTTTAATGAAGTATATAAGCAAAGCGGAAATAACATTGATGCTGGTATTAACTATATACTTGATGTGATGTCTACTCCTCTAAGTGATTCTGCAGCAGATGCTTATGCTTCTCTTGGTACTACTAAGAAGATAGGTGAAGGTACTTATCAAGCACAAGATAGTAGAAACTTTGTACTCGCTGATGATATTGCTTTATCTATGACTGGAGACAATCGTATTCTCAAACATATTGAAGAGACTCCAGGTAAAGGTGAACGTGGAGTTCCTAAGAGTGCTAAAGGTACTATAGCTAGAGCTAAGTTTGTTAAAGATTGGAAATCTGGAAACAAATTCCATGACTTCATTATTGAAGGAGATACCAAAGCTGTAACAAATGGTAATCAAGTATATCAGATTAAGTATGCTTATATACCTAAAGATCAGTTTAATAAATCAGATTATCCAGATGATGAAAGCATACGTTTAGCCGGTGGACAAGTAGTCACACTTGGAGATATGCAGATGTCTAATACTATTCGTAGAGAGTCAGAAGAAGGAGAACCTGTAAGTATATCTACTAATGTTCGAGATAAGAGTAAAGAATACGTTAGAGTAAAGATAGGTAGTAGAATACCTAGTAGAGGAGAGGCAGCTATTACTTCTGATGCTAGATATAGTAAGAAGACTAGAGGTCTTAGAGGGGAAACTATAGATACTCAAAATATACTTTCAGAACAAGAAAGAATGAACTAATACAAAATATGAACAACATTATTAACTATACCGATAGAGCCAAAGATTTTGGTAGAGATCCCTTAGTTCCAGTGCTAGATCCCACTGGAACAGGAGATTATGGACAAGAAGCTAGATAGGCACAGATCAGAAATGAGGCTGCCGAATCAGTTAGTCAATAGTTAAATGAAGTAGATTATCATGAACAATCTCAACCAGAGCAGGAAGATAAAGGTTTCTTCCGCTCTTGGTGGGATAATACAATTGATACAGTTGAAAAAATTCCAGGAGTAGGAGGACTAGTAAAAGGAATAGGTAGTCTTGCTGATCCTTGGAGATAGGCTAACGTACAAGGACATCAGGTTAATCTTGATAAAAAGTATGATCAGCTTAATAACACAGAAGCTAAATGGTTACCTCAATTAGAGGAAGCAGATAGATATCTTAATATTAAATAGGAGTTATCAGACTTAGACGCTGATATTCAACTAAATGGAAATCAGTGGTCAGAGGATTAGATGAGTGCTGCTGTTAGTAGGCAAACTCAATTGTATTCTGAATTAGCTAACTTAGAACCTGCTGTTAGGGACATGGCAAGAACCAATCCTTATATGCAGGATATTTTCTATGAGACCAATCCAGGTAAGTTGTTCTCTAATAAAGAGAATTTTGGTAGTATTAAGGACTTACTCAAGTATTATACTTATGATTATATAAATGCTAAGTATGCTGCTGACGTAGATCCCGGAAACAACTTCAAACACATGTTGGAATGGAGTGGAGTACAGGATCCTATCTTTGGTAGAATTGGTGAGCTTAGTCCAGAACAAATAGAGTATATGTGGAATAGTAGAAATACTAATGACACTAATACTCTTGCTACTCAGATCTCTTAGATAAGAGAAGCAATGGGAGTTGCTGGAGCTCGTAAACAGGAACAAGAAGAGGACATTCAAGCTAAGATTAACACTATTAAGAAAGGTAATCTGTTGTTTGATCCTACTAAGATTGATCCTGAATTTAAGCGTAAGTTTGAGAATAATGAGATCAATCTATCTGATCCAATGAGTTGGTATTATGCTTTACCTCATCTAGGTAGTAGTTACTCAGAATTTGGGGCTATGATTGGATAGATGGGAGCTAGTACATTACTTAACTATGCTGCTAAGGGAGCTCTTGCTGCTACTTCTGGTGGTACGTTACCTCTGTTGTATGCAATGACAGAGGCTGGAATTAATATGTCTATTGCTTCTTATATGCGTGATAGTGAAACTTCATCAGAAGCATTCTCCGCATATCAAGAAAAAGTGCTTAATAGAGCTGATGAACTTGGTATTCAGTTACCTCAGATACTAAATGAAACTACTTCTAAGTTAGCTTCATTAGGATATGATGTAGATAACATGACTGATTACGAACTGTTCCAAGCTTCTGTAGCTCAGAACTTATAGACCAGCGATCCTCAGTACAATCAGATACTAGAAGATTCTAAAAGAGGTTTAGAAGTACTTAGAGAAACTAATGCTGCTCTGTCTATTCCAGATTATTTAGAGTCTACCATGTTCTCTTATGGAGGTAATTGGCTATCTAAAGCATATGGTTTAAGACGTACTCTGGGTAAAACTGCTGCTGGAGTTGCTAGTGCAGAAATGGCTCAATCTGTGGCTAATAGAGAATTAGCAGATGCAGGTCAAAACATCATTAACAGAACTCTTACTAGAGTGGCTGATAAGATGTCAAAGAACCCTATGGGTAAAGTAGCTGCAAAAGACGCTCTCAATACTCTTACTAAAATAGGTAAAGCAGCAGGAATAAGTTACTTCACTGAGCGTACAGAAGAAGGTGTTCAGAATATAGTATCTTCTAGATACCAACAAGGTAAGTATGATAATGTTGAAGGATATAACATACTTAATGGAGTAGCTAATATGGCTTAGTTAGGTATGGAAGCTAATCTAGCTTATTATGGTCTACATCCTGATAATACTCTAAACACAGATAAAGATCTCCACAATGAAATGGCTATCGGTGGATTTACTGGTCTGTTTATGACTGGAGTATATGGTTCAAGAGATGTATATCAAGGAACTAGGTAGACATTAACTGATATGAAACTTAGAGGTCTTACTGCAGATCATTATGCTGATGCTGAGAAAGATGCTAAAGTAGAACAATTCATATCTGCAGCAAATGAAAGTAAAGGTGGTAACTTTGGAAGAATACGTCAATCTTTACAATCCCTTAAAGATTATAAGCCAAGTGGTGTTACTGACGAAATGATTGATGAAGATATCAATCTAGCTAATGTAGTATCACAATATACTTCTAACAGAACTCTTAATAATATAGCTGGTGAACTGGGTGCTAGTTATGGTGATACTCAGTACAAATAGATTATCAAGAATGCTATCAATCTAAGAGATAGACTTAGAGATCAAACAGAAGCTTCAAAGACTTCTACTAAGAACTTGGAAGATCTTATAGGTAGAATTAGATAGGATGAAACTATTGATCCTAATCTAGATTTTGATGCTAATCTGGCTATAGTAAATTATAATGTTCTTCGTAAACTCGATCAAGAACTAAGTAACAGAAAATAGGATTTACAACAGTTAAAGAAAGATCTTGAACTGGACGTGAATGTAGATGGTATATCCGGTATACAGAAATACATTAAGGAATAGTTATAGACTGCTAAAGATTTTGTTACTACTACTGAACAAGATATCAAATTACCGTATCAAGATGAACTAGAGCAAGCATTAGCTGCTAAATATGTTAATGATGGGGCTAGAGCTGATCTAATGCTTCACAATGCAGCATATGTAACTGGTAGATACACAGGTGATACTCGTATGTATAAACCTACTTGGAACAATCTTACAGATGAACAAAGACAGGCTATCATTACAGAGTATGCAAATGAAGATGATGCAGCAGGAAGACCTGCTAGAAGTGAAGCAAAGATACGTGAAGAGTATGACTCCAGAGTAAATAGAGAATGGGAAGCAGAGGATGCTTTAGCTGATGCAGAAACTACAGCTAAACGTAGAGCTATATCTGTTATACAAAGAGATCTATTACGTAGAAATTAGAAAGAGAAAGAAGCAGTACAAGAGAAACTAGAGGAACAAGGTACTCCAGCTGAAGAACCAGTTGTACAAGATCCTATAGAAGAAACTACTGATATATCTGCTCAGGCAGACGAAGTGCAAGCAGCAGTAGAGGAAACTATACCAGAACCAACTGAGACTATGCCTGAGATTCCACAGGATGAAATGACTGAAGCTCCTCGTGTTGCTGTAGATGAGGTAACTGATGTAACAGAAGTTGAAAGATTACTCAACACTCTAGAACAAGAATTTAGTGAAGATATACAAACTCCAAGTGAAAGAGTAGTAATTGAAGACGAAATACCTGAAGTAAACGACGAGTATACGGATAAAACTGAAGATATCAGAGTACAAGAAGAAGCTATCAATAATGCTGATTACAATAATACTGAGGATCAAGTATTAATAGAAATAGAGAATAATAGTGCTGAACAGGTAACCGATCCTCAAACAGAAATAAATGAGGTAGAAGAAGTACCTACTACTAATGTTGACGATATAGCTACTGAAGAAACTCAAGATGATTCTGAAAACGGAGGTGCTCCAGAACCAACTCCTATAAAAGAAGAGAAACCTGTTAACAAACCACAAGTACAAGAACCATAGCCATCTCCTACTCTTACTCCTAAAGTGATAGAAGAAGATGTACCTAACTTCTTAGATGGTACAGCCGATGAAGTATTCATTGATCCTACTACTGATGAAGTAATGTGGGATCCTACTGGTATGGCTGAAATGAGTAATGCTATTACTGTTGGGGATGAAACTTTATTGTTTCAATAGGATTTTGATCTGTACGACAATGATCCGTCTATTGGTCCATCTGCATTTTCTAACTAGACCGCAGACGTAGATTCTCGCAATTCTATAGTAACTAAGAGTAAGTAGAAGAGGGCTTATATTTCTAATACGTTCTTCTATCTTCCTACCACTGATGAAGTAATGCCCATTACTATAGGAGGAAAACCTGTAGAGTTTACTTCTGTAAACAATAGTAGCATAACACGTAGACCAGGATCAGAGTTAGCCGAAATGCTATCTACTCCAGGATGGTTAAGTACAGTAGATGATGCTTATTATATAGTTACTCAATCTACACACGATATGCGTGGTGGTACTTCTGCTATAGATAATCTGGCTGTTCACCTTATACTAGAGAAAGACGGAAAGGTTTACAATACTTCACTGAGAGCTATTTCAGATCAGTTAAGGAAAGATCTGTTAGCACTTGGAATGAATTAGGAAGAAGTAGATAATCAGATTAATAATCTAAGATCTCTCAGATAGAGAATTATTAAGTCATATGCTCCTAATTACTTTGCTGATGGTAAATTGCCTATTAAAGTAAATAAGCATGTGAAACCAACTAATATGCGTATTAGTAATGGTACACTTAATAACTAGACTGACAACAATGGATTACCTATTTATCGTAAGCTTAACGAAGTAAAAGACTTTAATATTCCTAGTGATTCTTATGCATTGTCTAGAGATATCATAAGCGGAGATGTTGAATTAGCATATGGAACTGGTCCATTTGGTATTGATCCGTATGTTATAGAGAGATTAGATCAATCTGGTCCTACAGAAGTACAAGGTAGAGGATATTCTGGTAAGATATATTATATACCCAAGAAAGAGAATACTCCTTCACAATCTGTTACTCTTCCTATAATGTTGGCTGAGGAACTTCATAGAATACCTGGGGTCAATAGTCCACAAGATTTACAATTATCAAGAAATGTAGATGGTACTAGGAATGTAGATGAGAATGGTAAACCTATTCCTATGTCTACTGCCGAACTTATCTATGAGTTACTTGTAAATAATATATTTGGTAATGGTAGTGATTTCTTATTAGGTTTGTTGGCTAATCACGGAAGTAAAACAGTAATGTTAGGTCTTAGTGATGAACAAAAACATAATTTCAATTTCTTACTCAGAAAACAGTTACATGTATATACTAATGGAGTAGGAGAAAGAGTTCTAATTACGGGTAGTCTTAGGGACTACAGCAGACCACAGTTAGGATATACTACTAGATTTACTAAATTAGATAAGATAACAGAGGCACAGAAACGTAGAGTAGTATTTGATATATCTTAGAATATTCACTGGAATACTGACAAAGACGTATTGATGTCTGCTCCTGATGCTAATTTTGTATAGAGTATCATTAATACTGTTAGAGAACATCCAGAGCTAGTAAAAGACGGAGCTATTACTTTGTTTAATAATCAAGATTTAAGATTCCGATTAGAAGATCTTGGTTATAGAATGGATGAAAATAACAATCCTGTTAAAATACAGTAGGAAGGTTTAGATGCTCCCATAATGGCAGCTTGGTTTATCAATAACGGTAAACTAAAAACTGATTTAGGAGAACATGCATTCTATGCTCCTTTTGTATATACTGATGATGTCAGAATAGATAAAGCAGTGTAGAAACCTGTAGAACAACCTAGAGCTGCTGTAACTACTTCTGGAGAAACTATATCTAAACAAGAACCAGCTCCTACTAAGCCTAAGTAGGGTAATCGTAAAACTCCTACTATTGCTGAACCAGCTACTCCCTAGAACTTAGAGAAGTATGGGTTAACTATACCGAAGGATTAGAAATTACTCCCTGGATATGGATGGGGTATTATTGATGGTAAAACTGGAAATAAGATAGTAACACAGGCTCCAAAGAAATTTATAGCTGGAGTATATTCTGACGTAAGGGGTGAAGGTACAATCAATCCTGAGAGAGCAAAACAATGGCTTGTAGATACTCTTGGTATTGATCCTACTAATGTTGTTGTTACTAATGCTGCATTACGTACAGCCAGTGATAATAAGGTTTATGGTGTTATGAGAGTTGCTATTAATAGGATAGCAAATGAATTAATGCCTTAGATTGTATTATCTAAAGATTCTGGAGAGGGTGTACAATATCATGAAGCATTCCACTATGTGAGCTTACTTCTGTTAAATGACTATCAACGTAATCAGGTTTATCAAGAGTATATCAATACTCATAGTGGTACTGAAAACATGACTAGGCAGGAAGTAGAAGAAGCTCTAGCAGAAGAATTCAAAAGCTATATGCTTAATGAAGAGAATCCTACTCTGAAATATAAACTCGTTAAATTTTTTAGAAATGTAAGAGATTATATTAGAGCTTTCTTAGGTAAACCTACATTGTAGAATAGGCTGTTTAGAGCTATCTAGAGTGGTCAATTTGCTAAATATCAAATACCTCAAGGAGCTAAAGAAGAGTTCTATAACAAATACGATGAAGGTGTGTTCTATTATATTCCTGGTCTTTCTAAGGAACAGATGTAGAATATGCCTAATATACTTGATGCAGACACTTACTATAAGATGGTTAGTTCTTTAGTATCTACTTCATTGAGTATGTATAGTATTAGAAGTATCGAAGATGTTAGAAAACTGAATATTGATGGAATGTTTGATACTATTCAAACACAATTAGATAGTGGTTGGATTACTGAGGAGAATGCTCCATTGGTAGAAGACGTAGTAACTAACAAAGACATCTTTAAGAAAAACATATTAGCTCGTTTAGAACAATTAGGTATTAGAGAAGTAGAGAAAGTAGAAACAGAAGAGGACACTCGTCTTGAAACTGAAACTGGTGACAAGCCTGATAATACTTGGGATAAGAATCAAGGAGAAGCTAGTAAGAAAGATAACATTGCATTCCGTGCTAAGTTGTTCTTCTACTCTGTACCTAAGTATGAATATACTTTTGTAAAGAATGAGGACACAGGAGTAGTAGAAAAACAAATATCTCCAGTATTGGACGATGTGTTTGGTTTACCTGTTACTGAACCTTTCAATGAAGTATGGAATAAGATTATGGAGAATATGTGGAATATTGATAAATATGAAGATATTGTCAATACTGCTGCACGTTTAGCTGAAACTGATCCATTCTTCTACGCTTTACATGAGATACTTACATCAGAAGAGACTCCTATAGATGAGAATACCAAGACTCAACTTGAAGTTACTATTAAGAGTGCCAAGATCTAGATGAATACTATCAATGTAAAATCTGATACTCCTAATATTACTTATGATATGTCTGATGAACAAAGAGATTATGAGACTGCTGCTGCTCTCAAAAGATCTATTTGGGAAGTAATGGATAGTGATAATCTTAGGAAGATCAGAAGATTACCCTCAAGATGGTCTAAAGCATTCTTTGCTTCAAATAATGTACTTACCGATGATGATGGTAAGAGATATATTAACCCGAAATCCGTATCATACATAAGAGCTAGACGTGCAAATATAGATAAGACTGTAGCTAAAGTAAGAAAAGATAGAAGGAATTTACAAGATGGAGAATTGTTATTGCAACAAATGAAGAATGACTTCATTGAAATATGCAATGCTATTCAAATACCGTTCGATGAATTATCTTTGAATTACTTACTTGGGCAAATTGCAGATACTAATCTTACTACTATACCTCAGCTTAATAAGTTTATTGCATTTTGGGATTCTAATTACCAGTTGGAGAATCAAGTAGGAGGCAAAGCTACTAAACAATTACAATCTTTCAACAAAGGTATTCTTGGAGATATTATGTTGTTAGGTAGTACTAAGGCTAGCTCTATTAAAAAGAGAGCTGGACAAGGTTCTGCTAGAACTATTGATAGAATATTTAACTATAGTTCTCCTACAGCATAGATCAATCTAATGGCAGTTGCTTATGGTAAGGTACATCCTTCTCCACAAGAATTTAGTGTCACTGGAGCAGATGGAGCATTGATATATCCTATCAGTGAAAACAACTACATGACTGATTAGATTCGTAATCTTAACTAGAATACTCACGGTAAGAGAGAACAGATACTAAGTACTCCTTATAGTAAGAGAAGTCTTATAGCTAATGCTAATGGGGTTAATTTTAAATTACACAACTTCTTAGCTCTAAACATAGGAGATACCAGTAGAGACTACTTTGGTATAACTCCTGTAGAAGACTACGTTGCTAAGCTTACCTTAACATTTAATAATCAAATGGTATTGCCTACTATGTCTGATAAGAAGACATGGTATAGTATATCAGGATTACAGTTAGTTAGAGATTTCATTACATCTAGAGAATTGAATGAAGGAGATCTGAACTATTATGAAATGTTAGGTCAGGAAGTGCCAGAAGATTTCTAGATGTTTATCAATGCCGATAGAAAGTTTAGTGAAAGTACTTTAAATATATTTGCTAACTATTGGTTAGATGAGTTTGATGCTGTATTTGATTATTATGCTCACAAAGATTATGTAGCCAATAATCCTACCTTGAGAGTAGATAACTATCATGGTAAGATCAAGAATGGTAAAATGGATGCATCCGGAAACGGTGGTAGATTCAGATACTTTAGTAGTTTAAGAGTTGGAGATAATGTTATTAATGTTAATGAAGATCTTGCTAACATTGAAGCAAACGGCTCAACTGAAGAAGTAATGAAATATCTGAAGGATTTAAAAGTTCTTATGTTTGAAAAAGAAAATGTAAATACTTTGGATGAATACAACCGTTCTGCACCTATATTTAGTGCTCTTAATAATCTACTTGTAGGAGCTACAAATAGAGAATTAGCTAAACTATTAGATAGAGGTATAGTTGGAATACGTAACGGACATTACTATAATAAACTTGTTCCCTATAATATAATGTCTTACTATCGTAAAGGCATTAATAAACAGATGTATCCTTCTAATCTTAGTTACTTATTTGAAGAAGATGTTTTGTTCTCAGCAATCGGTTCTCATGTTGCAAATAGTGCATTGTCTATTATAGAGGTAGAGAAATGTTTTACTGGAGATCCTGCATATTATAAGTGGAAGAAGTTTAAAAAAGATATTACAGATGATGGTGGTAATGTTATAGCTTCTTACGATGTTATATCAGGTAGAGACGTAGATAAGATCAAACGTTTATCAGCTGTATTATCTATTGGTACTAATCTGAGAACAATATGGGAAAATCCAGAAGAGAACGATACAAATATCAGTGTTCTTCATCTTAAAGATAATGAGATAGGATCTGAATATCATTCACAGTTGTTGAATATATTTAGAAACTCTATTCTTAGAGACTTACTTAGTCAGCAACATCCAGAATATAATGATAATCAGCTTATTGAGGCTTTAAGTACTAAAGAGAAAGAAGAAGAGTTCTATAATTCACTTGATGATGAACAAAAGAAATTTGTAGACTCTTACTCAAAGAATAGTGCTAATCCTTATGCAGATGGTTAGATTAACCAATCTGATGCAGCTGTTTATATTCGTCCAGCATTGTATCGTAAGATAATGAAAGCGTTAGGTCAATGGTCTGATGCTATTGAGGAAGCTTACAATATAATGGAAGGTGATGATGAAAGCTGGATGAATGATCCTGTTAAGTATGCTAAAACTAGCGCTGCTCTTATTAATCCATTGAAAATGGTTTACTTTGGTGATCATAAAGATAATAAGCTTAATCTTAACATTCCGGTATTCGATAAGATGGCTATCTTCCCTATGTTCAAGGTACTTGCTAAGGCGGATAACAGATTGTTGTACGACCGCATGAACAATGAAGAGTTAGGTGTTATTGATATGCTTACTTTTGAATCAGCTGTTAAAGTAGGAGGTAGACAGAAGTATTAGACCTATAAAGATACTAGCAATAATACATTCAATACAGAAGACTTAATGAAGCCTTCTTATAATGTATTCCAGCAAGAAGGTAATCTTCCAGTATTCACATAGGATATAAGTAATCTTCGTTTACAGTTGAATACTGATCCTCACGAACACACAGATCGTTCCTTTGGTACACAGGCAGTTAAGATATGTCTTGGTAATCTAGTAGATGATCGTATATATGGAGAGAATAAAGGTAAGTCTATAACTGGTTCTGAACTTAAGAACCAAGTAATGGATGCTATCAATGCTCTATCCGTTAAGGGATCTAGCGAAGTAATTAAGAGATTCTATCGTAATGGCTCTATTGATAATAGACAATTATCTGAATATCTTATTAGCCAAGCTGTATCTTCTGGAATGTCTAATGAAGTTATAGAAGGATTTAAACTAGATGCTAGCGGAGAATTCAAAGTTCCTTTGGCTGCTACAAGTTCTCGTAGATGGGTTGAAAGTAGATTAATATCTTATGTAAACAAACATGTTGTAGATCTTAATACTCCTGGTGGTTCAGCAGTACAGATGTCTTCTTTCGGTTTCAAAGCTACAGGTGCTAGAAAACAATCAGCATTAGGTTTTGCCATCAATGACGGTAAGAAACTGCGTTTCTTGAATGAAGATGGTAGTATGGACGTAGTATTAAGTACTAATTTCTTTAGACATATAGTACCGAAGGAATTTCAAGGTAGCTATGGTCAAATGAGAAAATGGTTGTTGGAGAAAGGTATTATTGGTGCTTCATCTACACCTGTAGGAGTTGGTTATCGTATTCCTACACAGGGTTTGTCTTCTACATTTAGCTTTAAAGTAGTAGACGTACTTCCTGATAGAATTGGTGATACTGTAATTGTACCAGATGAATTTACTGCAATGACTGGTTCTGACTTTGACGTTGATAAACTGTACTTAGCTACTCTTAACTATGACGAGAATGGTAAGATAATACAGTATGAGGTTGATGAGAACGGTGTAGAATTACCAGTATCTAAACAGAATCAAAAAGCTCTTACTAATAGAATTATTCAGAATTATTAGATAGCAGTATCTGATAATAAGAATATGGCAGAAACTAGAGCTTCTATTGATACTCTTACTAAATTATTACAGAATGATATTCTTCCTTTAATTCAACCTTCTGTTAAGAAAGAAGCATTACCTATGTATGAATTGCTTCCGTCTTTCTAGTTAGCACGTAAAGAAGAATATACTGGTGGTAAAGCTGGTATCGCTCCATTCGCTTTGAATTCTACCAATCACTGTTTAACTCAACTAGTACATCTTAATATGGCTTACTCTAATGGTAATCCTTATGGACTCGGCTAGTTAGATGAAATCAGAGGTAAAGACGGATTTAGAATACTTGACTGGTTATCTGCCATGATCAATGCTCATGTGGACGTTGCTAAAGATCCTTACATTATGACACTGAATGTTAATCAGATTACTTATAACATGACTAACTTACTGTTACGTGGTGGTATGGGTAAAAGTGCATTCTACTTCTTAGCACAACCTGTACTTAAGAAGTTCGCTAATGCTATGATTGCCAACAAGGGTGTTTATGGTGTAGATACTGTTACTGAAAATCAGATAGTAGCTTCTCTGTATAAAGAATATGGCACTAAACTTAGAAATGCTATTTCTAATCTATCTACTAATAAGTCTCAATGGGAAGAAATCTATAATGGTTTTGCTGATGAAGTAGGACTAGATAAGATTACAACCAATAGTAAGGAAAGAGCTATTGACAGAAGTATGACCTTTGACGATAGTAGACTTATACATTCTCTATAGAGTAAAAATGAAGGTAGTGTTGCTTCTATGTATCAATAGTTATTGGTTCTCAAGGCTTATAAAGAACTATCTAACGATGCTCAAACTCTTAGTGAATTAGTACATCGTTCATAGATTGATACTAAGAAATTCGGTAATACTTTGGCTCAATAGATGAACTTTAGAAACTCTTACGAGACATTCATCACCGATAAAGGCGAGATGTTTACTATTAGAGGAGTAGACTTTGATTAGAATAATCCTCAAGCTGCTTTACGTACATACTTTGGTTAGACATTCCTAAGTACTAAATTACATCATGGTACGTCTCTTCCAAGAAAGATATTAAAGACTCAGGTGTTCCCAGCTACTCAAGTATATCAGAATATATTTACATCTGCTATGGGTATATTTGGAGAAGCTAAAACAGTTACTTATTCTAATGGTACAGAAGCTATAGCTTATAAACATGTAGGAGATAAGAAATTCGTTAATCAGTTTGCTCAATATATAGACTCTATAATAAGAGCTAGATTAACTAGATCTCTTCCTGCACTTAGTGCTACAGATTCAGAATTGGTAGAGATGTTATATGGAAGTAATAGTATGTGCAAGAGGTTAACTGGTATCAAACAGTACATACTTGAAAACAAGAACAACTTCCCATCGTTGATCAACCAAGATGGTACTATTAAAAATGAGTTACTTAACTACTTACAAGAGTATCCTGGTGATGGTAATGTACAAATCGTAGATAGGATTGTATTGTCTGATTCTTCATTGAATAATGACTTTGATACAGAGAATCAATTAGTATCTGCATTTGCAGAACTGTTAGAGTCAGAAGATGAAGCTATAAGAGACTTTGCTAATGATTTAGCTAAGTATGCTTATCTTACTTCTTATGATGAAACTGGTCCGAATTCATTCTTCAATCTTGTACCTATTGACTGGAAGATATAGAATGGTTATACTTCTGTTATAAAAGAAGGTCTTACTCAATTTAGAACTTCTTCTAACAAAGTAGCCTATGATCTAATTGCACAAGAAAATGATAATGCAGAAGCTCTGTACTTCCCTTCCGTAAATATAGCAATTGCTAGAAATATGTGGTGGGATGATTAGGTAGTTACTCCATATTCTTTACAATTAGAGAAAGGAGATAAGATATTATCTCGTTCTAACTATACTGTCAATGGTAAATTAACTCTTAAAACAGACTTATTTGGTTCTAGTCTTACTAGAGGCAAAGAGTTTATTAAAGTAGTTAGTGGTTCAGGAAATGCTAAGACTACAGAACTCTATAGATTAGTAGGTACTACCCAATATATTAATGAAGAGGGAGAACCAATTGCTAGAGGTACTAAGTATATCTATCAAAGAATACCTAAACTCGGTATTAATGATAATGGATTCAAAGTAATGGAATTCCAAAAAGATAGTTTGGAACCATCTGCATTCCCAGAGAATTCCTTTAATGAGAAATCATTACTCACAGAAGGTTAGATAGAAGCTCAAGCTTTAACTACTCTCCGTAAGCCAAAGGATGCAAATGTTACTATTAAATTTATGCCTACTAATGTAAACTCTATTAAAGTAAGGTTACAATAGGATGCTAAAGAGATAGCTGGAATAGAAGATGGTAATCCAGTAATTAGTAATGTTGTAGATGTTACTGATGCTAGTGAAGTAGTACAATCTAATGAAGAATTCATTACAGACGAAATGATGCAAGAAGCTAATGAGTTTGTATATGATACATTCCAAGAACAATTTGATCCCATTGATGCTATGATGGATGTAGTACAAGAACTTCAAGAGGTATAGGATGTTGGCAATCTCACAGAAATGTTTGATCAACAAGTTGAAACTGATATATTCAGTGAAATAATGCCAGAAGAAGATGCTCAAGACATGGGTGCATTAGTAGAATTAGGTAAGAAACGTAAAAAAGAATGTGAATAATGCAGTGTTTAAATATAAAAGATAAAAAGATTAAAGCAGCCCTTGATGAAGTGGCTCAAGTGTTGGGTGAGGACGCTGCTTATTACGTAATATCTGAGAATAATGGTTATGCTATAGACTAGGCTCCTAACGGGGCTTAGTCTCAGCTATTTTCAGATCTTCTAGATTACTACGAAGGTGATAGAACACAGGCTATCATTTATAAAGCTAATACATTTAAAGATGAATTTAAGAAGAGTATAGCACAAGATCAGCTAGATGAAAACGGAGAGTATATATTTTCTCAATAGTAGGAACAAGTTGAGTTTACTCGTACTACTCAAGAAAATGCTAATAATATTGAAGAAAAAGTAAATAACTTTAATAAGTATTAGTTTAATACCCAAGAGGAATTAGATTCTAGACTTAAATCTATTAGAAAAAATCTTGAAAAAGGTTTACAATCTAGGTTAAGTGCTTTAGATGAAACAGATAGTTACTAGAGAAATGAAATTAGAGAACATATAAAGTATCAGATTAAGAATCTATAGAATGACATTATCAGTGATATAGATATAATTACTAATTTTACTAAAGAATTAGTAAGTGATGTTAAAACTATAGCTAAAGAAGTAGTAGATGCTTATAATGGTAGAGTAAATGCTCTTACTGATGAAAGACTTGTATCTCTTAACAAGAATTATTTTGGTTTTTATTGTAAGTATGCAGATGAGGTTTACAATTCTTTAGTTAATTTATCTGAATATTAGGAAATAATTGGTAAACCAGAATATAATTCTTTGTTAAAATAGCTTGAATTATGTAAACAAATACTTGATGCTTGTTCTGATCACGTAAAAAGAATGTAGGTAGAGAATGCTAGACGTCTTATGTTGGACAATGGAATTAAGGCTAATTCTCCTACTATCTATAATTACTTAGTGGAACAAAGTAAGGAAACAAATAATGATATATCTTTCTTAACAAGATGGTTAGGTGCTGGCGATAAAATCAATGATGATGCAGTAAAATCCTTATACAAAATACTTCAGGATACAGAAAATAAGATTAATAGTAACACATTTAATAAAGCTTAGGACTTACTTAGGCTGTTAAAGGATGCTAATAATAATCAAAAAGCTTTGTTTGAAGTAGATGAAAACGGACAAACCACTGGTTACATCGTTAGAGATAGAAACTATGGAAGATTCTAGAATGACTATAATAACTTTTTAAAGTAGTTAAGAACAGATTTAGGATTACATCCTGGTGACCTTACTTCTCCAGAGAATAGAAGCGTTAGAATAGAGTATAATCGTAGAAAGAATGAATGGCTATCTAATCACTGTGAGCGCAAGTATACCAAGGAGTACTATGAAGCATTCTATCAATTGAGTGATGAAGCAGCTAATGCTAGAGAATTGGTTACTACTAAAATCAGAGATATCTCAAGTAAGTACAGAGATATAGATGGAATCGTACACTATGAAAAGTTTACTGATGAAGAATGGAATCAATTACAAGAGCTATTCTTAGAGAAGAAATAGCTATCTAGTAAGTATGACATCTATGGAAATGAAAAACCTCTAGGAAGTGTAGAGAGAGCTATTGCTGATGAACTATCAGAATTAAATGATAAGCTAGCTAAAGGTCTTAAGATGAAGACTAATATATAGAAGTTTGAAGAAGTACGTAAAGAAAAAGAAGCTACTCTAAGTCCTAAAGAATATCAAAAATGGATAGATAGAAATACTAGAACTGTTTACTCACAAGAGTTCTATGAACTATTATCAAAGATAGATAGAACTGATTATGGTGAGGCATATGAAGAGTTAAACCGTCAAAAAAGGGATATACTTAATACTTTCAGAGATGATAAATCTGGAGAGATAAATGTTAATCTCATGCCTAACTCTACTATCAACCTACTTAATAGAATAGATTTAAAGTTACGTCAAATTAGAAAGTCTAAAAAGAGACCAAAGAAAGAAGGTCTTAAGTTTGATGATATAGCTAAGACTGTTCCAACAGAGTAGTATAGAAGAGACTATAGTGCTGCTGCTATCGCAGATCAAGATAATCCTGGTTCTTTGTAGTTATTTGAATTACAACATACTTATGTAGATGCTCAAGGTAGAACTGTACCTAAATCTTACTATACTAAGATAGTTCCTAAAGATTCTAAGTATATATCAATAGAGCCTTCTATGAACTTTACTGAGTTATCAGAAGAATCTCCTTTCTATAATAAGAAATTCGATAGAAAGAATGACGAGTACTATCAACCAAAAGTATCTATATACGATAACAGTAAAGCATTTAAAGCTATTACTAGTAATCCTAAACTAAATGCTCTTAGAGAAGCTTTAATCAATACTATGGCTGAATCTAATAGTAAGTTAGATAATCTTCATGGTTTGAATAAATACAAGCTTCCACAGATATCTGGATCTATGTATAAATTCTTGAAAGCTCATAACTATAATCCTCTTACTGGTATAGGTAGTTATTTACGTGACGCTATATCTGTTAAAGGGGACGATGTAGGTATTCAGAAATCTGTTAAGACTGCTCCTGATGGTACTTCTTTAGCTATGATTCCTCAATACTTCATTAAAGACTTAGATAACCCAGCTACTATATCAGCTGATATGGTTGGTTCTGTTATCCAATATTTTAAGATGGCTGAGAACTATAAATAGAAGAGTGCTATTAAAGCTAAAGTAGAGAATATCAAAGCATTCTTAGGGTAGAGAGCTTATACTGGTTCTATGAATGGTGTAGTTGCTAGCGTTAAAAGATTCTTTAAATAGAAAATTCAACCTAAAGAAGGTAAAGAGACGAATATATATAAGTTTGCAGAGAAGTTCATTAATATGAATGTTTATGATGTTAAACTTAACTCTATTACTTTTTCAATTAAAGATAGAGAGTATAATATATCTAAACTTCTTAATATGCTTCGGGCATTTGGTACTCTTCGAAATCTAGGTTTGAATTACGCATGTGCCTTTACTGGTTTCTTTACTGCATTACATTCTCATTTAGTTAATGTTATCACAGGAAGGTTTTATGACTTTGAAGATGCTGTGAATGGATTTAAGGATATGATATATGACACCTTTAGGTATGGTATCAATGCAGGTAATAGGAATTATAAGAGTCAACAAATGGCATTGATGGATTACTTTGAGGTAGGGTCTACCACTGAAAGTTTATATAGACGTACTAATATTAATAGAGCTCTTAATGTATTACAGAATGAGTGGGCATTCCATGCTTACACTGCCTCTGATTACTTCATTAAGGGACAAATTTTAAATTCTGTTATGTACAACTATAGAAATGTAAACGGTTAGTTCATGTCAAAAGAAGACTATTTTACTAAATATGGCAGAACCGAAGAAACTAAAGATAACTGGAAGAAGTTAACTTCATTTAAAGGTTCTATTAAGTTTGTAGGCGGTAGAATAGTAGCTGTCAATCCTAAAGATTAGAAAGCTGTAGATGCTATTAAGCATACTATTGGTAATACAGCTAAGAATCTAGCTGGATCTGCTGACGGTCAGCTTACTCCATTATAGAAAGCATAGTTTACTACTAATATATTTGGAGCTATGTGTATGATGCATAGACAATATATTCCTATTATCATGTAGGAAAGATGGACTATGGAAAAACAATGGGACTATACTTCTTAGAGATATGTAGAAGGACTTCTTCGTACTCCTCTTAGAGTATTTGGACAAATCTATAAAGATCGAAAGAATATTAATGTTATGAGTGAATTGTTCAATAAACTAATCCTTAATAAAGGATTTGAAGATGAACTTACTCGTATTAATATGAAAAAGCTTAAAATAGAATTACCTCTTATATTAGGTATGTGGCCATTTATTTCCTATATAGTAGGACAAGCTGCAGATAAAGATAAGAAGAATAAATTACTTAACTTATTTGCATATGTAATGGCTCGTACTTCATTTGAATCTGGAGCTCCATATAATCTAGTAGATATATATGGTACAATTAAAACTCCTACTCCTTTGTATAGTCTTATAGATAACTTTGGCTCTATTATTAGTTACCCAGCTGATTTAATCCAGGGAGCTATTAGAGATGATGTTAAGCCTAATAAGAAAATTACTAGAGGTGCTTATAAAGGTAATACCAAATTTGAAAAAGCTCTATGGCAATCTACTCCATTTAAGAATGTTAAAGAACTTAACGATATACCTAGTAAGCGTAGGTATTATGAAAAATAGATTGCAGGTGATTAAAAAAGTAAAGCCAGGTTGTTCAAGCCTGGCTTTTTTGTTGTTCAATGTTACATATATAAACATTCATAAAATGAATTGTCTAAATATTTTTTCCAAGTGATACAAACTTTTATATAGAAATCATTAGTTAGTAACATATTACCAACCGAATTTATTCTATCAAAAAGTAAGATAGCTTCTTCCTCTGTTAAGGTAAAAACATACGCATATCGTCTTGTATCTTTGTAATCAATAATTCTACAATTATAGAAAAATCGATTATATGTGAGCTCTTGTATTATGTACTGATCATATAGATTAGAGTATATTACTCCAATACTTTTGCTATTTACAACTGTTACATCTACAAATTTTTCAGTATTAAATACATCTGGATTTAAATCAAAAATGGCTGCATAATACCGCAGCCATTTGTTATATTTGCTAAAATCCATTATACCATAGACATTTCAAAAGGATGTATCTCTTCTACTTCCATGATAGCTTCTTCATGATCTGTGATCACGCAACTATCTAGCATAATTGACAACAACACTTCTTCTTCTGTCTTTGGGTTATAGTTCTTCAATTCCTTCATTAGTATAATACTCTATGGTATGATCCCAATCGTTTGAATTGATATGATATGATATTCTTTGTAAAACGTCAGATATTACATTTTTACGATTTAGTAATTCATCCTCGTTAAACATGTTAAATACTCTCATTTCATTATTTCCATTTGTCTGAATAGCGATTATATATGCTTCCAAATCATAATCATCTACATTAAGATTTAGTTCATTAAGCATATACCAAGTAATAGCACAAATGTAAAAAGCTATTTGCCTGTAATAATCGAATTCTTCTACAGAATGTTTAAAATTATAAACATCACTTGTAGTTTTAAGGTCTATCAAAATGATTTTTTTATTAACATGGTCAAACATTACTCTGTCAAGTAACGACTTACAAGGTATTCCCTTATAATCCCAATTAATATGAAACTCATTATGACATTCATATGTAGTAGGAACATCAAATAACAACTTATTAGCTGCAACATGTTCCTCAAGATTAGTCTTAATCTGTTTTAGCATAGCAAGATCAGAAAAGGAAATTATCTTTTTCTTATCACCTATTTCTAAATACTTTATGTACTTTCCATAGTTTTCTACTATACTTTTTGCCTCAGTTAACTTCTGTTCATCTGACTTCTTATTATTATAAGCAAAGTTATATGCTGATAATAATACACTCTCCTCTGATTCAAGAGGATCTGTCAGTTTGTAGTTATAATACTTTTCACATAGGTCTTTCTGTTGTTTTACTCTTGGCACTTCGAAATCTAATATCTCGTAGTCTTTCCAAAACTCTTCTGGTTGAAGAATATATTCATGTATCATAGTACCTTTCTCAAGATACTTTCCACTAATACCTTCTTCTTTTCCATCAAGCATATCACGTAGATATCTTGGTCCTTTTTTCAAAAACCATCCGATAGCTGAATTAGATATACGAGTATTATCTTCATAGTACGGTATATCAATTTTCATTTTTCTCATTATCTAAAACAAAGCTTTTGAATTCTTCAAGTTCTTTAATGCCTTTCTTAGCATTCTGTATTTCTTTATAATACATAAATGCTCTAGTTACATCTCCACATTCAAGACAATTCCATATTGTGTCTTTACTTCTGTTTATAGACTCTTCTCGAAGAATAATCATAGATTCTACTTCATTCTTTACTTTACGAATTAAGAGAAGCTCATCAATCTTCTCCTTCGCTTTCTTCACTATCTTTTGTATCAAGTTCATCTTCTATCTCCTCTCCAGTTATTGGTAATTCTACTTCGTCTTCCTCAGACATCATTCCGAGATATTCTTTCTGAAGTGCAAAGAATTCTTTTACTTCATCCATACCTATATTGTTTCCTTTTAACGCACTAAATGTCTTAAAAGAATCAATAAGTATAGCTAAATATTCTTTGTTTATTTCAATCTTATCACCAGGTGTCATTACTTCTATCTCTATAGGTTTCCAACCTTTTTTGCGATTATACATGTCATTTAATATAGAACAGTTAAATGCTTTATTCTCTTCCTTAGAAGGTCCATCATGCCAATGTCCATATAAATGAATAAACTCTTTAGGACTAATCTTTTCTAAACTAACTCCTAACATCATATTTTCATATGGATTATCATGAGTAATCAGAACGTCTACGTCCTTTGGAATATCGTTATATTCTGTATAAGAGCTTTCAAAAGCCCATCTACCTTCCTGAAAGGGTATAGGATTTATAAACGGGCATCCGTAGAACTTAATCTCATTATATGTATACTCTTCATTTATTAATATTACTAACTTACCATTAGTACGTACTGATAAATCTTGTTTGAGTTCGCTAAGATAACCTTTTTTATAGGCATCTTCTAGAAAGAAATCATGATTACCTGGAGTAATAATAACTTTATCACATGGTTGTCGGGTAACCCAACTAGCAAATCTATTATACCACCATTTACGAGATGCATCTAAAGCTCGTTGATCATTTAAACCAACTATATCTCCGCAGATACACAATACATCGCATACAGGAGTATCGATAAACTCACCATGTATATCGCTTATTCCACATATTTTCATAATAGAAAATTAAAGGCAGGATTTCTCCTGCCTATTTTTTTAGCAATCGCAAGGTATGTAATCGTCTTCGTCGACATCTTCATATTCATCAAAATTGATAGTAGTTACTTCACTATCTGATTCTGAATTATCTTCAGAATGTTTTCCGTTCTTATTGACAATGTTCATATCCTTCAAAATATCTTTGTTAGACAATTCGGAGAACATCAACTTTTCATCAATAAATGACAGAATATTATCAATAGATAACAAATTGAAGTTATTTACAATAAAATCATAAGTTTCTTCAATATCCTTCTCAGCAATACCCTTATCTTTCAGGATTTCCTTCAAGAAACGAGCATTATCATTCGCTTCAAAATGACGGCTATAACGTACACGAGAACAGCGATCTTTCAAATAACTATTCACTCTGTCTTCATTATTACATGTAAACAGAACAAGTTTCTTTGCATTAGTCTGCACACCATCTAACCATCCTAACAAGTCTTCTGTATCCCAATGCTTGTCTACCTCATCAAAGATGACAGCAACCGGATGAGAGAACTTACAGAAAAAGTCATTGATTTTACTTGTCGGGAAATCCTCATTTACTACAATGACAGGAAGACCCGAATTTCGTGCAATTACTTTTGCCATAACAGTTTTGCCAGTGCCCTTGATACCACTGAGCATTACACCAGTAGAAAGTTTACTGGTCTTTTTAAAATAGGTATTGACACGATGAATAAACATCTTATCATCTTCTGTCAAATACACTTTTGGAGGCAAGTTTAGTGATCCATCTTCTTCAAAGTACGACATACCTTCGTAACGATTGTACTTCAAATTATACACTTTACCGTTGATCAAATCATAATCAAGACCAGTGGGTTTAGTCACTATTTTACTACCTAATTTTATAAATTCTGACATAATCTGTTATTTTTTAGTTTTTAATTCGTCGATCATAGCATCGACTTGTTTTTGGTTACGAACTAATGATAACTTATAGTTCGCTTTACTCTGCATTAGAGTATATTTGAAAATCTTCCAGCGCAATGGGAATGAATCTCCCATGAGTCCTTTACATTCTATTATAAAGTCCTTGCCTACGAAGTCAGGTAAATAAGTCATAGCTCTTACCTTTTCTCCGTTATACTCAAATTTGGGTATTAACTCAAAGTGAGTTGACTCATATTCAGCCGGAATCTTAGCTTCTTTCAGTTTTTTGTAAGTATAAGTTTCAAGTTTACTTCGGAACTTTATACCATTGTAGACATTAGGTGTAGCATTTTTTACTCTACCTTTTGTCTATTTCTTTTTATTTCGTTTTGCAACCATTCTTTTATAGTTTCAAATCCATTTTGTTTTACAGCATCAGAGATATCCTTTGCTTCAAACTTTTTATGCATAAACATCGCCTCTAAGCCTGTTTTAAGGCTCACCTTACGACTATATTTAACTCCAGCTGCATCTCTATCAAAGAGTATAATAATGCGCTTAAAACGCTTCTTAAGGTCTTCTAAAATATCATCTGGTATAAACGTACTTTCTGATGATGGGGATATTGCTGGTATTCCCATCTCATATAGACACATTACATCTTTTAAACTCTTAGTAATAAAGAGTATGTCACCTTTCTTAGGTAATTGCTTAAAGCCTTGTATATCATACTCAGTTAGATTGTTTCTCCACTTTGTATATTTATCTCCTAATGGTCTATAGATTTTAAAGTTATTATAAACTTTATAAGCATACATAGGATTATCATTCTTATATATACCTTTCACTATACCATTACATAGATAATACTTAATACTACTTACATCATACTTCTTTAGTGTGGATAGAGAAATATGAAACTGAGACCAATAATTGGTATCGACCGAAGTAAAATTCTGTCTTACTACACCAATTACTGTCTCAGAGGGAGGTATGTATTGCTTTGAGCTATCGAGTTTAGTGTTTGGGGTAATCTTTAATTGATCTACTATGTCACTTAGTATATCATTATAGTTAGTTATACCTTTAAGTAAAGATACAAACTTAACTACATTACCACATTCACCATTACCGTGATCCTTGAACAAAAGTTGTCTTGTTCGCTTACTATAGTAGATTCCAAAAGAAGGGTTTTTATCCTTCCGAAAGGGACTATTATAGATAGCTCCAACCTTAAACTGCCCAAGGTAGTGAGCATATATGTCGTATTCGGTTACTTTAGATAATATATAATCCAAAGTAATAGTTGTGGGTAATTTTACCCTTCTTTTATCATACATACTTTGTACGATTGGTTAGTTGCGGACGTAGGATTCGAACCTCGTCTCTAGATTATGAGTCTAGTGAGCTACCATTGCTCCACCTCCGCAGTGTATCCTATAGCACTTACTATAGGATAATATTTGTTAAAATTAGTAAATTCAGTGAACTATCTCCTAGTTATCTTTTTCAGTTTCTGTTTGCAGAAATATCTGGTTGTATAGAGAAGCTCTGGTACTATATTTTACTCATACCGGTCCAAATAACTTATGAACCTCAAGTAACATTCAACCCGGCAAAATCTATATTGCAAATATTAAGAGACAGAAAAATCTCTTTAAGCGTGTGTTTATAACACGGGAGCTATTCTTCCCCTAACTGACAAAATCGATTGATATCTTGTAGGACTCAAACCTACCATTTAAATAATGATTTTACATTTCATCACTATGTGGGATATCACATAGCTGCTGTTCATCGCATATCAATATCATTCAACTTTGAATAACTGTTCAATTTCTTTTATTTTTGCATCTGCTGACTCTTTAGTCAAACATTGTCCGTTATTAATGACTATGTTCTCTTTAGTCTGTTCTAGTTTCATTGGTACTGAATGTCCCATTCCAAAGCCATTCTTATAATGACCTTTCTGATGAGCAAACATAAAATACCTAAAAAACCAGGGACTGATACCATTTAATATTAGACCTTTATTTAACGCATCTTCATGTCGTTTAAGACATACTTCTAGTTGATAGTGTACACCACTCTCTTCTCGAAACCTTCCACCTGGATCATCAGTAGAATCGCAAGCCCATACTGCAACACGATAGCCCATTGCCTCTAGCATGTCTACTATCTGTATAGCTGTATAAGCTTTATTGATCATAGCACTTGCTCCGACACAACAATTCTCTGATATAACCACATATACATTAACTAAACGTCCACTTCCAATTCCGTACGTTTTGACTCGTTTTCGCATTGCTGGAAAACCTTCAAGAAGTCTATCATAGTTTAAGTCATCTCCATCAAATTCATCATAAACATACTTACGAGAAGAGCCTCCTAGACTAATGTCTATTTCAATCTCTTTGAAATTATCAAGACCCTTCTGATAATTATATTTACTTTTCAAAATTTCTTCAAGTCCTAGACCTCTAAAACGTTCGTTATCTTCTTTTAAATGATATCTACAGTCATTAATATTCCCATCCTCTGTAGGATTAAGAGCATCAGTGTAAAAATCGTGTATATTATCATACACATATGTTAAGTCTTTCATGATTAAGCTGCTTGGTGTTTTCCTCTTATCCTCTGTTGCATTTCTAAAACTTGAGTGATAATATCTGAACCTGAGGGTATCCACGAAGGTCTATCTCCAGGTTTACTGTGTCTTTCCATTTCTCTCTTCTCTTCCTTTAGCCATTCTTCGAGCTGTTTCTTCTCATTTTCAGACCAATTGACAATTAGGCGTTCTGCCCAATCTTGGAAGTGATGATACTTAAGATTATGACCCGCTTGGATCATACGAGTAGAAAGTACTTTACGTACACTTGTCTTCGCAACAAATTTACGAAGTAAGTTTACATAAGCAACAACTTCATCATCATACTGACTTTCGTATTTTGCAGAGTACGTAACTTCCACAATACCGCCTACAAAACGGTCTATGGTCGACGCATCTAACTGGTTATTTGCTACATATTGACGGTCACATCCAAAACCAAAAGTATTACTAGTAGCTATAATAATACACTTCGGATGCCGATGAACTAAGCCCGTAGTAGTCTCAATTTCATCATTAGCTAACGCAGCATTCAAGATCTGGGCAACTGCTGGATCTAATGCGGTTATCTCGTCAATCAATATAATAGATGGTTTAGCGTAAAACTCCCCAAAACGAGTAGCTTCACGAGTCGGATACTTATAACCAATAAACTCGGTAGCCGACGTACCAATACCACAAGAAATACAAAGATATGGAAGATCCATATCCTCTGCAACATTTCTTGCCATTGTACTCTTTCCACAACCTGCGGGGCCTACCATCCATATATTCTTTATGCCGGCCTCTATAGTCCTACGTAACTTTTCATCCGGCTCAAGACTAGTGAAGTTGAATCCCAACTGTTTGCTAGTCTCTAGAAACTTTAGTCTCTCTGCTTCTTTACTTTGTCTATCATAGGCATCAAGTAATTCTCCAATCTCTTTCTCCTTCATCTTAGGAGTGAGACTGTTAATTATCTTAATTCCTGTCATAGAGGTTTTATATTCATTACCTAGATAGTCAACAAAAACAAATTTGCCATAGGAATCTTTAAGCATATAAAGATCCTTTCGTTGATTCAATCTTTTCTTCTTCCCGTCTTCTTTGATAGTAGTAGAAATGGCAGCATAAATTACTTGACCCTCCTTGAGTTCGTCTCGCTTTATGTTCTGTCCATCAACCGTATTGATACCATTAAATGTATATCTAGGGTCTACTATATCAATATCTTTGTTGAAAAAATGTTTATTAATAAATTTTGACAATCGCATTTTTAAATTGATTTTAGTAAAACAAAAAGGGTAGCTTTTGCTACCCTCAAATCTTTTTAAAACGTGCAACAGAGATCTTTCCTTTTATCAAAAAGGGTAGCTTTTGCTACATCTCCATTGCACGTATCCGCTACTTAAAGCCTAGCGTAGGCAGCTGTTTATACTAATCTTAAAATGGCAATCCGTTCGGATCTGCATTATCAGAACTAGTACTTATACTAGTCAGATTAGCAACTGGTGTCTCTGTGTCAGCAACAACAGGTTTTGTGAAATTATCGATTCGCAATTCAGTAATGCTAGAAGTCTGTCCTTCAGGCAATACCATTGGTTCGATAAATGTATATCGTGCATAAGATGGAAGAGTAGTATATCCTTTATCGTTATATACAATCTTCACTCTCAATTTCTTAGATTTATCAGCATTATTCAAATAGTTTACTACTTCTTGAGAAAACTCTTCAAAGCTAGTTCCATTGAATACAAGCTGTTCATCACTATACCAACACAACAGAATTTGCATCATACGGGAGAACTGAGTATCCTCTTTCTTCTGCAATGCGCTATCATCCATACCTTCAAATTTGGTAGGTTTCCACTCTGTTTGGGTAAGTGTTGCACCGTTTTTCTCGAAAACGATTTCAAGAAATTTCAATCCTGTAGGAGATTCAGCTACTCTTGCACTTTTCAAAGTTACGTTTTCGTGAATACCTGCGGGAATAAATTTTACATCATTTTTTACTATCTGTTGTGCTCTTTCTTTACTATACATATCTTATAATCTTTTTACTCTGGTAAATAAATCTTATCCCAATGAGTTGTTATCTCATTGTTCTCATTACTCTCTGCTATAACAATCTTTTGTCCTCGTAGATGTGGTGCTCGTGCTTCTCTCACAGAGTTATCTCCTCCTTCGAAAGAGATAATAGTTTCGTTTTTCTTTCGATAAACGTAACCTACAGCATCAGCTTCACCACAAACAATATCTCCTAGTCTTCCGACTAAGTCTATTGCCATCTCTGTTAGTTCTTCACCTTCTTTATTGATCATCTTATCTTTAGTATGACCAATTAAAATGAAGTTCTCACAGAGATCCTTAAACATAAATATAACCTTTTTAACTGCTTCTCGAATATATAAGTAACCAGACCCGTTAGGGAGCTGTCTTACATCTTCACCTTTAAAAGCCTTACCCATTGGAGTTTGGCGATACAAAGTAGCTGCATAAGGTAAACAGATCTCTTCCAAGCGTGTTGCATTATCAATTGCAATATACTTATAAGGTTTCTGTCCTGTTTCATTTATCTTTTTACGTATTTGATTTGCGATTTCTCCTAAATCATTTACGCTACGAGCTTGAATAGAGAGTGCTTCCAAGAATTCGGAACCACCCTCTAAGTCAACAATCAAACAATTGTCTAGTTGTGAAAGTAATGTAGTTTTACCAGATTTTGGTTTGCCAAACAGTATTAGAAATCTGGGATTCTGTACTTTTGGTTTATTTTTAACAGTTGGTAGTACTAACATACAAAAATAGGTTTGCTACTTTATATGATATGATAGTATCTGATAAAATTTGAAAGAGTCTGATATTATAAAGTAAAAATTAGAGACTTAAATTGGCATTAAGCTCAGCATTAATCTCAGTACTATTATTTACCATAATAATAATGTTATTAATGACGGTCTTTTCTTCTTTCGGCAAACTACGATAGTAGCCGGCGAAGTTGTTTTTCGGGATAAGCTTATAGCCTACCTGGATGAAATTAGCATACTCACGTACGGGAGTTCCATCTTCAAGACGGAAATCATACAGAGGTGCATAATCACGCTGTGTCTTAGCATAATCGTCAAGACGTTTCATAGCTAACTCAAACTGAGTTGCCATGTTATAATTTTCTTCCCGTTCAAACGGGCAATAGCGACATTTTGCATATTTTGCTACGTCGCAACGAGAAAAGTAATCACGACCGAAACGAATCTTATTGTTCGGTCCAATATACTGATAACTAAACGGACTTTCTTCGGTGTCAATACCGTCGATTGTAAGTTCTGGATAAGCCATGACTAGACGTTTCAAAAGATAATTCTTATACTCGCCTTTGGGGTCACACTTAATATTCGGGGTTGTTATCATAAATGCTTTCATATTCAGCCTATTTTTTTATTGTTGTTAAATACTACTTTTTGCTGCTCAGTAGTATCCCTGTTAACTTCTTTCAGTTTCCCATACTTAAGTTCGTTATCAAACTCTAATATACAAGGTTCTCCTCCATCTCTTACTTTTAAGAAATGTAGATATACCTTATTTTTTACAGGTAAGCGATTGATACCGTAACTCGTAATATTGAGTAACTCTGGTCGTGATAATGCTACCACGAAGTCGCTAGCTTGGAAAATTGCATCTGAAGCAGCTAAATCACTACGCAACGGAAAGTGCATAGATGGATTGTTTATTCGATCAGGTAATTCAATATTTCGATTCATCTGTGAAATCTGTATAATACTCGTATTAGAAAGTTTCTTTTTACGAATAAACATCTTCTGTAAATCTACTATTGTTCCACGTTCCGTATCTCCTTCAACCAATAATGCATGATCTAGGATTACAATTAGCCATTTACCTGCGGCTACTGTTTCGTGGAAATAATCTATAGTTTTTTCGATATTTGCGACATTGCTTGGAGTATCTACATAGTACACTTTGTACTGTTTCAATTTTTCAGCTTCTCTTTCAACTTCTTGATAAGTAAGCTCATCCATACTGTCTTCCGCACTGTATATTTCTGCCGTAGTGCGATTCAATCGATTACTTAGCTTTCTACCAATTTGGCGATAACTAAGCATCTCAAACGAAAAATTTAAGATTACAATTTCTTGATCTTTATTCAAATCAATTAAATCAGTTTCTAACGTATTTGTAAATGCTGATTTACCCGAACCTGAAGTACCTGCAATAGTTAGAATCATATTTGGTTCTAATCCACCACAGCATACTTTATTAAACTTAGACCATCCTGTTTTAAGAGGTACTATAGTTTTATCCTTTCTAGCTTTTATATAAGCTAAGGACTCATCCGTTACTTGCGAGATGGTCCTAAAAGGTAAGGTATTAAATGACTCCTGATCCATATGGCAAGTCCTCATTTATTGGGTTATCATTCATTTGCTCTTCGTAACACTCCCACTCATGTTGAGTGAGCCATTTCCACATAGTTTTCATATAACCCATTTTGCCTGTTCGCATCTTATCATCAATTTCATATCTTAAACAAGCCATGATATGATCATGCATTGCTTTAGATTTGCCAATGATACGGTTATACTCTTTTCTACATTTGTTTACATTCGCCCTTAGATAGCCTTTAGTGCCATCAGGTCTTGTAACATAAACCGGAAATACTTCATAGAACTGATCAAACATACTCTCTTGATCTCTTTTAATAGAGAGAAGGAGCTGTTCTGAAGCACTATAAATTTTATTGTCGTCAGAAGTAGTAACTACGACAATGTTACGTTGAATTAAGTCTTGTATTTCTTCTTCATTAACTCGGCTGAGAAGTTCATGAATGTCTTGATTATTTGTTTGATTCTCATTCAATACAAGGCTAATAAATACTAATTGATTAATTGATATATCAAATTTATTTAATAGAGAGGTATCTAATTCTAGTATCATAATACATTAAAGTTTTATGACAAATGCACTAAGAATTTGATACTATTTGTTAGAGTCTGTTAAAACAGTTCTAATTGTCTTGGTTTTAATTCCTCTACTATCTTAAGAGCTTCTCTTAGATAATATCGATAATTAATATTGCGTTGTTCGATAGGTTTATCATCGAATTTATTCAATAAAGTAACACCAGAGGATGCTAACATATTCTGATATGAACGTGCACTAGCTTTAAATTGCTCTACTCCTACATAAGGAACATCACGCTCTACTATTTCGCCTTCCTTATAACCAGTAGGCTTCCATTTCCATAGATATCCACCATCAGTAGATGCATAGAAACGATTAGTTCTCTGTTGTTCTTCATTCATATACTCAACATGCCACTGTTTTCCAGTCTTCTCAGACATTAAGAATTTCTTAATATCTTTACAACCTTCAATAGTTTCTTTTACAGGTATTCCATCTACAAAGTACTTAATTACAGCTTCAGGAATTATCTTTGCAGATAAGCCTTTACCTAATAATACTTTAGTAATAAACATACCTTTTGTTTTGATTAAATCAGGATTCTTGCTTTCGCTATATCCTTCCTTAACTGCTATATAATCATTAATAGCATATTGGTACATAGCTTCAAAACGATCTTCTTCAAGAGTAAGTTTAGTAAGCTGTTCCCAATTTCTACAAATGTTGTTGACTTCTTGATAGCTGTCTCTCTTAAGTAATACAAATAAACCATCTGTATTAGCTTGGACGATTCGACATCCTATTTGAGTTAATTTCTCAGCTAACATTAGTAATAGCAACTGTCCATTTATACGAATCTGCATTACTGCATATGGACTATAACAAAAGTTGTGTTCATTCTGTAGATTACCCGATAAACCATTCAACGCTAACTTTAATGTCTCATTCTTTACCTTATCTCCATTATGTTTCGCTTCTATTCTCTCATCTTTGATTTGAGAATATACTTCAAGGAATTCTGGACCTAAATGTTTAGGGTAGAATCCATATTCGATTAACATACTGGGGTATAGTGATGCGACATCGATGTCTATAAGCATTTCATTTTCCTTAGGAATAATAATTTCAGGATCATTCTTAGAATGTATCCCTCCTACTCCTACGGTATAGCGTAATCCTTCGAAAACAAAGTTGTTTTCATATCCTTTTCTACCTGGAGAAACTACCTGACTTTTCATGTCATCTAGTACTCTTTGTAGTATTGGACTATCAAATTTGATAAACGGTAATATTACATCCCTTAATGGTATATAATCCATTGGAGATCTTAGCTTTTCTATATCCCACCAAGACAAACCTGTCTTTTCGAGATACTTCTTAGTTAAAATCTTCATTCCAATGTTAACACCATCCTTACTAAGGACTCGTACTCCGTATTCATTTTCAATAGCGATACGCAAATCAATATCTTTCTTGCATCTATTAAGTAATTCAGTAGTAGACTCAATATCATTAATATTGTACTCTATCATACTGTCGAAGTCCTCTAATGGAAGAGGCTTTGACCAATCACATACAAACTCCTGTACATTAGGATATTGCATTGTTACTTGGATCTCCTTCAAACCTACTCTAAGTTTATTTGAATATAACATAGTAAGCAAATCAAAAGTATCAAACCATATCTGATACTTCCAATGTTTCCATGCATCTATGTCATCATCCTTAGACGTAGTTATAGTCTTACTTAAATTAAATAGAGAGCTACATATAGTAGCTACATTGTAACTCATCAATCTATCTTCATACTCAATTATATAGTTTATAATTGGATTATCATAATGTAGATTATTATACCCACAGAAGATAACTCTTGAATCTATCTCTAGATTTGTAGTATAGAAGTCTCCCCACTTAATATAAGTGTCTACTTGCTTGAAGAACTTAACTAATTCTCTTAGTTCATTCTTCCTTTGAGAAATCTCAAACTTATAGATATTGCCTGTCTCTGTATCTTTAACAGAACAGTGAAAGATATTTTGAAATACCTCGATATCGAATACAAATACCGCTTTTCCACGTATTTGCATATATTAAAGTTTAGATTTTTGCTCCTATAGCCAGATTCGAACTGGCGCAAATCACACTATTTCTAGCGGCTCTATCCACTGAGCTATATAGGATCCTTTTTAATTATTGTTTTATTGTCTAATTAAACCTTTACGGTTTGTAATTCTAATAGAAACAAATCTACTTTAGAATCATCAAAGAAGCAATCGTATTTAGTTCCCCTCAAACAATTTGAGGCTTCCGGGAACATAGAGTATGCTGTATTAAATACTGCTTGACCATACCGAATTTCGGTATTCACTCTGATTAACTTATCTGCATCACGTTTGATGTAGATACAGTCTAATTGATCTGGGTTCTGTTTTAACATTACGCTGCTAATTTTTTATTTTTGGCATATATACAATAACGATAATTAGCGGTTTCATGAGCCATATGCTTCAGATACTCAGCACGTTCCCAGATTTCAATAGAGAAGAAGTTATTCATACTCTTTTCTAAGAATGGTAACATTTCCTTTGCATCTTTATACAAGGCATCCAACGATTTAGCACTTGGTGTTGTACTGAACGCATACGGAGTTCCTTCACTATTAGTACGATAAATGATAAGAAGATTATTCTTATTCATATTACGTTCTTGAGTCTTTGCAAACTTACGGGCATGTTTCTCAGCAAGAATATTAGTAATCTTACTTTCGTGAGCGGCAATACGAGCTTGCTGCTTAGCGATATTCTTCGGAGTTCCATAGGAATGAGCAACTAGCTTATTGTGATAGTCACTGAAGTTTGCCTTCTCAAATCGTTCGATCTTTTGTTCTTCGGTCAGACCTTTCTTAACTGTAGGTCCAGTTTCAAACGTCAAATCCTTCAAATTAGGATGACGATATGTTGTTCGTGTACGTTCTACACCGTTCTTATCGGTATATTTTGTAACGATTTCTAACTTAATACTCTTGTTAGCTTCTTTGCTTGAATTACCAGACTCAGTCCAGTAATTGATATATTTATTATTTTTCTGTTGATCAGTTTTATTCATAATGTAAATATTTTTTAAGTTATTAAAAAGGGGAATTTTCATTCCCCTTTCTTGATATTATAGTTATGTTCTTTACTTTGCCTTTACGCAGCAATTAAAAATAACGGAGCTGAATCATCACTCAGATCTGTATTGTCATTGAAATCTGCAATTGCTTTGCGCAATTCGTTCAAATTCAATGTGCACTCATTCTGTTTTCCACGTAGATAACTACGAGTTAGTTCCTCAGTAATAGTAAGAGCACGTTTGCCCTTCTTTGCCTTTAGAACTGGATTAATAGTATGTTTCTCAATCAGCTCTCCAAGTTTTACATAATACTCGTTGAGAGAAGACAGTTTGTAAATGTTAATGATGTTAGCATCTTTAGGAAGATCCTTGAACTTCATTCCCATATTCGCACACTGGATACGCAACTTAACAATAAGAAGCTCGTCATACATTGCACGAATTGTTACAAGTAATGCCTTCAGATCATAGTTACGTTTGAAACCCTTCTTAATCACATTCTCGGTTTTGATGATTCGCCAGTAACGACTAATTTCATCAGTAAGTTTATCACGTTTAGTAATGAGGATATTCGGTTTAATATTTGTTGTAATTGATTTCATATATTGATATTATTTAATTTCTACTTGATTAATTAACTCAGTATATTAGATCGCTTACCTGTAGTGCTCGTGGTTCCATCGAAGGAATAGCCCTTATTATTTCAGGCTTGCCTTATTAACCTTACGGTCATCATCCACGAACGGTTTTTAATGCCAATGTTTGCATCTTCTGTGAGTATACTTATAATTATTCCACATCACTATTTGTTTAATATCTTTACGATGAATAGTAATACGGAATCTCTGTACTGGTAACATACTATTAGTATACATTTGACGGTATTCAAATGTAATAGTATCTTCGTTCCATTCCTCACTATCTTTTGTAGGATAGAATGTAGTTCCATCATACATTTCTATACGTTCGACGTGAGTATCAATATCTCTCATCCATGTATAAAGACATTTATTATATACTTTATGTGTCATAGTTATAAATATTAATTTAAACCTATAAGCTCGACCCATCGTCTTGAGCTTTAGGTTTTAAAAAATAAAGTACCGTTACACCTGGTACTTGACAGTTTAAAAAGGAAATGTTTGAGTGTCGTCCATCTGACACTCGCTTGTTTTATTTTTCGATCCGGACTCCAATTGGAATCTGACCTCCTCCGAGATCTACATAGGCAGTACCATAGTAGCTCACATTGGATTGACCACGATCATTTTTACGCTGTTGCCGTGGGTCTTCGTCTATCAGCTTTAGTTTATTAAGCTTGTAATCGCCTTCCGTTACACCTAGAAATGCATACATAACAAACTTATCAATTACACTTTCATAGTCTTCTTCCTCAATAGCATTACGAATAATCTCTTGAGTGAGACTTCCAGCCAAGCCACTTCCAGGTGGAAGATACTTAGCAAAGGCTTTCGCCATCCGGATACAAACCGTTTCGAAATCTTTTGTCTCTGTATCCCCAAACAAGAAATTCCACCATTTCTTTGGGGTTCGTCCAAAGGTAACACTTCCATCCGTGTTAACTTTAATAGACGCAGGAACTTCGTTATTAGTCATTACAATTGTACTGACTCGATGGTCCTGTAATAAGAGTTCAAACAGCTTTCGTTTCGGTTCGCTGATTAATACTTTTTTCATAACAGTTGTTACGAGAAATGTTAAGCGTTATAGCCGAGCTCTGAGTAATACTTATCGCATTCGGCTGTCTGCATTTTGTTGATATCGTCCAACAAACCACACTGTGCAAGGGCTTCTTCAGCGATCTTCTCAAGTTTCGCCTTTTCCATTGCATTCAGTTTGTTACACTGTTCAGTCAATTTCAGACAATCGCTGAACAAAATCGGTTCACGTCCATCTTTGGAACTTGCTTCCAAAGCTTCGACAACGGTTTCCATCTTTACTTCCTTGAACTTCGCCGGAACAAGCTTGAACTGCAATGATGCATTGCCATTCAGCTCAATAAGCGGAGTTACACCGTCCGGTGCTACTACAACGGCTGTACTGAAGATTTCTGTACTTTCGATAAAATACTTCATGATAGGCTTAACGGTCCGAGTCGGATCATTTTCCTTCACCTTATTATTATAGTTCAAGTCAACAGGTTCAGACTTAATCGTAAAGATTTTCTTACCTGTCAGATTCCAAGTTTCCAACGTTGCACGATATTTGGACAAATCGATATTCGGTTTATTCATTTTAATTTCTCCTACGTGATTTTAAGATTGATTTCTTAGCGAGAAACAAATCCTGATTAATACTATGTTAATTGTTAAAAAAAATATCTGTGCTACCCATTTTCGTCACTATGCTTTAGTCTCTTAAAAGCCGCTTATTATAAGCTATGAATGATAGTGGTTAATTCAATAACATAAGGTAACACATGTTCGAGTTAAAATTTGATAAAATATGAGATTATACGAAAAATTTGTGATAGTATAGTAAAACTCCTTACTAGAACGGGATGATATTTCTTCCCTCAGTATTCCCCGTAGGACTTTACTCATCAGACGGATGAGTCAACTGTTCTTCATTTATTTACTTCTACTTTTCTGATAACGATATGTAACGCAGTTCGAGATTTTACTTAAGGGGACTCGTACTACAACCGTTTCCCTGTTCTTTTGCCGTACCTTACAACGCAATTTGATGCAAAGATGTAAAGGGCTCCATCATCAATAGTACGATACTATCTACGGGCATATAGGCTTACAACATTCTTTGAATGAGGGTCGTTTCAGTTGAGAAACGTTACCAAACTCCAATAACAAAAGCCGTCTAATTTTCCAAGACGCCCACTTTTGGACAATTCACTTCCAGCATTGCAATAAATCCTGGGTTACTACTTCTTCTCATGGTATTTCCAACCATTCAACCAATATCCTAATGAGAGATACTATAATGGTCTCAGCGATCTCCATACATAATACTTTGCGAGCATTACTTTACGGAATTTCTTGTAGCAAGATACTTCGATAGCGGGGTGGCTTATACTTTGTCAGAGTACTACCATTGAACTTCCCAATTGTTTTTAAAGTTAAACATATTTACACTCTCCTTATTTGTTATAGCTGTTCGTTTCAGCGTGGTCATTCATCAACGAGACTTACCTTCTTCGTATTCTCCATACGCAAGCTGCTCATTGAGGCAATTCACAGACATAGTCCAATCTGCTTCGTGTCAGACCCTTAGAACCCTTTGTAACGTCCTGCTCTATGCTGGAGTGCATAGCCGTTACCTAATTATTTATAGGGAGCCTTAGTTTAAAGATAACTTTGCTTTACTTTGCTTGAGTTTTAATTGTGGGCTCAAGACCACATTCCTTTGTTTCCTATAGATATACTTATACTAATCATATACCTAACTACAAATAGTCTTTTTGCGGACTTCATGCGCTAGTTAGTTTATATCCTCAGTGCAAAGCACGTTCGGTTTATAGTGACATCACTAACAAGTCACTTCTCTATATTATTAACCTTCTAATCATTATGCTTATTCGTCATAAACACTATAGTAATTGCAACTATACTATGAATTCTTATAAGCTTTAGACACGCAATCTACTTTCCATAGGGATTACTCCCAAACAGCTAACTCTAACGTTTACTGTATTGCGTATAGGTTTGTCACCTAATCCGGTTAACCTGTCATATAACTCTCCTACAACGAGATATTATATGGGCCATAGCCACTCAGCCATGTCTTCCTCAAATTCTGCTCATTAATAATATAGATATACCCCTTCATATACATATGTATTATACTTAATAGTACTCACTTCCAATTTAATAGTTCTCAAATATTTTTAATCTTCCTTACAACAGAAGTAGACTACAGCGTAAATATTTAATCCCTAACGTGATATATGTAGAACACTAGGTTAGTATTCTTTAGCCCAACGGATTGGTTACCGCCCAAGCAAGGGTGGTTTGGAGCCATCCCTAGAATGCTAGTCGATTCTTAGTCAAGATAACAGCGTCTTTTAACAGCACGTGTTCACATTCCCTCGTGATTTAGCTATTGATACAACCAACGAATGTGTATAGAAGTAAACGATACTCCTTGCCTTGTTTAGATACGATAGCTGCTGCTTCCATATCTGCGTCTTTTAGTCACCAGTTCGGTTCTCACTTATGGGTTACGCACGCTCTCCCATTTTCTTATTGCTTCTTCAGTTACAAAGTAGTTCGTAACACAATAAGTTATCATACTATAGTAATATCAGTTAGTTTTAGCTATCTAATATACATTTCGGTATCATGTACTACTTTCACTCTACACGGCTTAGTCAGGCTCAAGCGAATGGTTTTAATCCCACTTAGGTGGAATTGGTTTTTGTAATGGACAGAATTTGTCAATTACCTTATTGGATAAAGAGCTAGCTATATAAATAGGCTTCTCTACTTCCTTGAGAATGTACTTAGGAACGACTTTGACATCTTCCTTCGTAGTTATCGTAACTGATGCATTGTCAGCATTACCACTGATCGATACGGAGTCTTTGCTCAGATTGATATTAAGTTCCAACGGACTACTCTTAGGTACGTCTACCCAGCGAATCATCGGTTGATCACTTGCCATCAAGGCTTGACTCGGAGCTTTAGAATTAAATCCAATGAATGCTCCCAAACTAAGCACAAACAGTGCTAAAAATAAATTCAAACGTTTCATTGAGTGAAACTATTTTGCTGCTGCGTCAGCGTATGCAGATTTGTCAACATAGTTAGACAACCGCACAATCGGTCGAGCATAATACTTAACGATTTCGTTGAGTTTATCTTTCAAGATACTGTCGGAATCGCCATATGCAGCAACGAGTGTTTTACGAATAGCGCCTGTCCCAATTCGAACATCCAAAGATTTCTTCGGATCTTTCACAATAAGATCTTCTTTCTTAGAAAGAATAGCGTCGATAACATCACTAGAGATACCGGTAAGAACGTCACTGTTCAACCAATCAAGTTCTTTTTCAAGAGTTGTCTTTCGGTCATCCGGAGCCTTTTCATTCCAATCAGCTGTTCTCTTTTCGATTCCATAAGCCATTGCAACTTGAGCAATTTCCGCAATCTCTTGATCAGGGAGAGTAGGAAGCCAAGTTTTCAACAGTGCATGTACACCGAGAGGAGAATGTTCGGAATTCAATTTACCGATAGGCATAGTGCGCAAACCACGAATCAAAGTACCTTCTACTCCTTGCTGAAGGATGTTAGCAAATACTACTGATTTCTTCTCTTCTACATTGATAGAGAATGCTTTGCGAGCCCAGTCGATACCGGCTAAGATATTACTACCTATTCCACCACCATTCTGTTTTGCGAAAATAGAACGGAGTGTAGCAAGCTTGGTCTTGTTGTCCATCTTCGGATCTGGTTCAGGAACTTCGATCTTGGCAGCTTCCATATCCTTCTTCGCCTCTTTTTTCATGTCTGTAGGAATAGACTCAGGGAAGTTGATAATCATCTGGTTAGGA